GCTGTTTCCTTGAATGGATTCTTGCCGGCGTAACCAATGCGCATGAGCGGCTGGAACCGGCGCTGGAGCATTTGGGGGGTGAGCTTTTTGGGAGAGCCCGCGCCGGTATTGGGGGCCGAACAATCGAAGAAGATTTCCGCGTCTGTTTGTCCCGCAGCCGTTCCCAGGGAGAATACGAAGGTGAAATCCGGCTGATTGGTTGCCGCCACCCACTTCTTGCTGGCATGGAACAGCGCCCGTTTGCGCATGAATTCGGACATAATGGCCGAAGTGGCGGGCTTCAGGATGTCGGAGATGATCTGGCCCAAGTGCTCTTTGGCATGGGTGATGTGCATCTCCTGGTCGTAGCAGAGCAGCGGAGTCTTCCATGATTGCTGCTCCAGGAAATACGAAAGGCGCTTGGCACCCCATCCAAGGGTGTACCGTGTCTGATCACAGGGAGCACCCAGGCACGATCCGGACTGGACCCGGGACCAGGTCTTGGTAGTGTCAGGCCAGACATCGGTAAAGCGGTCCAGGGTGTGTTCCACGCCGGAGTATGCTTCAAATGACCCCATGGTCATATTGCCAATCCAACCATCGACAGGGGTAATGTCTTGGAGGATCAGCTTATCATACACGGGCTGCTGGTCGACCAAATTTTGGACGAAGTCACATCCTCGAATCACAGTCGCTGCAGGACAACTCATAATGAAATTCTTTCTTTCTTGTGCGCTCTTTGCTCAAGGCATGGCGCTCGGGTTTACGGACGTTGGAATTTCATCGAAGAAGATTTAGCGAGCGGATCGAAGGACGCTCGGAGGCCGGGTTGAGGCGGCGACTACACACAACCTACCGTGAGGACTATGCTACAAAAAACAGATCGTCAACTTAAATTTTAATCACGGTGAATGCTCCACCCGGCGTGAGCTCAGCGACCGGGGAGGACACTGACACCGGATGGAGCAAATTGGGTTACGTTAAGCAGCTCAATGCTCAGGTCCGATTACACCAGAAACCCCTTTGAAAGTCAACTAAAAAGCCCCTGCCATCGCGGGTCAGGGGCTTTGTCACACCACAGTAATCTCCCCCTTAGTAAAACATTGTCTTCTCTTTCCCGTATTTGTCGAGAGAAGCCATGACCCCAGCCATTGTGTCTGGCGGAGCATCACCACTGGGCTTTTCAGCGACTCCGTTCCCGTCCTTAGGCTCAGATCCCTCGTAGCCCTGAAGCTTCTTCTTCACTTCAGCGAGTTCAGCCCTGGCCTTGGTGAGCAGATGCGACAAGCGCCCGGCTGCCGCTGCCCGGTTGCGCATCTCACTGTGAAGCTTCACCACCTTCTCCGGTGGCAACTGGCTGACATCGCCGAACAAGGCATCGGTGGTGGTGATGTCCTTTTTCAGCATCGCATTGGCCTCTTCATCGCCCTCCACATCGGCAAACCAGTCCGGATGCTTTTCGGCAAACTCCTTGTTGGCTGCCGTCCAAAGTTCAGCATTTCGCTTCTGCGTTTCGACCTGAGCCTTGGTCCGCTGTTCGGCTTGCAGCTTCTCGCGCTCCGCGCCCTTGGTCCGCTGCTCGTTCAGGGCATTGGTCCGGGCCATGTTGAGTTCATGGACCTTTTCCCGGTGCTGAATGGCGACAGCGTAATCCTCACCAAAAAGCTGCTTAGCCAGCAATCGCGCCTCCCGATCGGAAGGCATCAGAGCGATTTGGTCAAAGTCCTCCGGGGTGGCCTGTCTGCCCTTTTGGGTGATACGCTCCTCGCCTGTTGCCGGGTCCACCTGCTTGCGTTCCACCACATCTAGGGAAGTGATCTTGTTCCGGGCCACGTTAAACGCATCGACGTAAGGCTTGAAATACTTCTGCTGGTACTCCTCGCTCCGTTCGTAATTCGCAAAGCGCAGCTCGTCCTCGCGCTCCTGGGCGCGTTTCTCGGCCGCCGTGAGCTTCTCGGTCAACTGGAGCTTTTCCGGGTCTTCCTTTGGGGCCTTGAGCGCCGTAAGTTCTTTTTCGTAAGCCTCCACTCTCGCTTTCTGCTTGGCGAGTTCTTCGCGAAGAAAATCAGACGGCTTTTTGGGTCTTTGTGGTTCGCCAGGTTTTGGCGCATCTTTAGCACCTGCTGCTTTAGTGCTGCCAGCCTCTTCGCTATCTCCAGGCACTTCGTCAGTGTCGCTATCGGTCCGGTCAGTTGGTTTGGCATCTGGTTCCTTGGCCGGCGCTTTAGGTGGCGCCTTGCTGGCTTCGTTCTTTTTGCGTGCAATCTCTGCGGGGTGATCCGGTCGTATACCCCCATCGGTTGAGGGCTCCCGGGCAAACCGGTCCAGCCCGCTCTTGGCGGAATCCAGTGTCCCTGGGGGTGGCGGAGCAGCCGGCGCTACAGGGGCGGAAGGTGGCGGAGGACCGGGGGCTACTGGGGCTTCTGGCATATCAGTAATATTTCGGGGCTCGAACTTTTCGGACTCGGGTCTTGAATGGATGCTTGAATTTGGAATTTTGCAGGGCCAGCTTCATAATCTTACGCGACAGCTTTGTGTCCATCGCGGTATGCCCCTTCGTCTGATCGTAGCTGCTGGGCTCACCGTTGGGACCGATGACATGCAGGGTGGCGTGGGGGCTGCTAAACTCAAGCGCGGACATAGAACTTTATCGCATCATTGGGGAAAACAACCCCAAACAGCACAAGCAACTGATCCCGTTGCGCGTATAGATTCTTAACGAAAAACTTGTCCTGCCTAAGATTTTCAGCCACTTGACCCTTGTATAAAAACGATGCAGGAGCCTTTTTGACGATCTTCAGCAACTGGCTCCCGTACTCCACCAGCATCCCCTCCCGAACGTCTTGCGGGCTTCGGACATCGACCTGCACCACAAAGCCCTCTTCCCTTTTGAAGAAGTAATGAAACGGCGCTGGCTTGGGCTTACTGACAATCCTGGCGTAAATGGTTGACGGCATCGCCAGCAGTGCCACCAATCCTTTGAAGAAATTGCGCTTATTCATTTTGGGCTGACACTCCCTTCCAAGTTTCCGATTGATTTACGGGACACAACCTCCCCTTTCTCTGACAGCGATTTCAGTACCTCAATGAAGCTGTTGGCTCCCTCGATCCGGTGCGCCATCGCCATGGAACCATGCGCATCCTTCACCATGGGCTGGGTGTGAATCATTTGGCACATAGCCATGTCAACTGCATGAAGGAACCCGGGATCAGCCATGAGTTCCGCGTGTTTGGAGACGGCGGCAGGATTATCCTGAAACCGCGCCTTGGGGCTCCTGGTCATCAGTAGCCCTTTTTCATTTTAGTTTTCTTTTTGCCTTTGCGTTTCATGTGATGACCTCCTCTGGTTGTGGAACTTCGTCGGGGGAAAACTCAACACCTTCCTTCTCGGATTCATGGATGGTTTTGAGCATGTCGCTGATTGCATCGATCTTTACAGTCACTGGCTGATCGTCGAGGAGCCCCGCCATTTCCTTCAAATCGCCAATGGCTTCAGCCAGATCATCACCAATTACCACGATGGACGCAACAATTTCCGACGAGTGCGGGAAAGGGGGGAAGCAGTAGAGCCCGTCATGGTAGCAGGCGAAGTACGGCTTGACCGCATCCCGAGCCTCTTCAGGCACCTCCATCACCCGCCAGCGGGCTTCGTCATCGCTGTGATGGATGATGCATTCGACCGCGAATTTAGCGGCTGGAATCGGGTCCACCACTTCACCGGCAGCCCCCGCCATGATAATCTCAGGCAGGTTGCTCCACAGCTCCATTTGGCTTTCAATGCTTGGCACCCCGGCGCGACAAGTAATGTCGATCATGGTGCCTTCCCGGATCTCAGTGGAAAGGAAGTTGCGGTATTTGTACTTCGCGAAGACCGGCGCCATGGCGTCATTGATCTCCGTCACCTCCTTGGGCAATTCATCGTAACTCTGGACTGACGCTATCAGGCCACGGTCCTTGCATTCGATGCCCTGAATGCCGAGCTTGGGGTACTTCCCGTCAATGCAGTAGCCGTCATACCCCAGCTCAACTTTCGTTTCGATCGGCCATTCGACCATAAATGGGAAATCGTTCTGGAGTGGTCCCAGGAGTACCGCAAGGTGATCAAGCAACGGTAGGGAGTGCGCATAATCGATGTGGTGAAATGTCTCAGTCGTTCCCCGGAACCGGGAGACCTTCACGTAAACCTCCTGCTCCCCTTTCAGGAAATCGCGGAGGTCATCCAGGCCGATAATGGATTTGTGTTCAGGCACCGGGAGCCCGACTTCTTTTTGGACTTTCTTGAGCAGACCGCGTTTGAGTTCCAGGTTGTCACCCATCCTTGAGCCCCACACCAGTTTGCCAATGGATTCCAGGTGCTGCTGAATCCCGGAATTGCCAATGTCCGGAACAATCACCAGATCGATGTCTTTGAGTTCCTCCCAAAAATCGTCGCACCGCTCCACGTTCCAGTCGTCAAAGCCATCCCCGAGCGCGGCATCATTGATCACGCTGAAGGCTCGCTCCGATGGAGTGAAGTAAAGCACACGTTTAAAGGATGGCCCAAGCTTGAGGGCAAGAGGCAAGAACAAACCATTGTCCAAAACGAGAGCGCTGATCTGGCTAGTCTCTTTCATCGTGATCCTCCTGTGCTGATCCTTCGTCGGTGGCAAAATGGGCGTCCGATTGGTCCTCGGGCAATCCGTCCCCCTCATCAGTGTCTACGTGGCCCTCGGGCATCATTCCTTGAGCGACTTCATTTTGTTCCGATGCTTCACGGCATCCTTCACAATATCCAACCTGGCCTTGTCGGCCTCAAACGCCAGATCCTGAGCGTGCTTCTGGGTTTCCTGTTGCGCCTTCAACTCGAATTGAGTTTGGCGCTGAGCACTGCGCTGCGCATGGCTTTCACGGGTGTTCGCCGCTTTGGCCTGATTGATCAATTCCATGCCCTTAAGCTTGGCGATGTCCTTCGGATCGACCTGCTGGCCATTGGCCTGAGCCGCCTTCTTCTGCTGTTCAGCGAGTCGTTGCGCGTAAGCCTTGACCAGATTCATCAGCTTCCCAAGGTCATCCCCATACTCTTTCACCCGGCCTTTCTCCTCTGGGTTCTGGGCAATGATCTGAATCTGCTGCCCGATGTATTGGGCCATGTTGCCGAAGCCCACAATTTGATCCTTGGTGGCCATCCCGCCTGACTGCTCGATCTTTTGCACCACCAGCGTAAATTCGTGCAGGAGCGCTTCCACGATCTCGATATGGTTCTGGCCAGTCTGAAGATCCACATGCAGACCCTGAAGCAGAGCGCCGGCCGTAAGCTGGGCATCGTGCTTGGAATTACTGACCTTGTTGGGGTCATCCGGAACCAACCGCTGGGCCATATCGGCATCATCGGTGTAGGCCAGGACGGCACTGTAAAGAATCTCGCGTTGCGGCTGGGGATCGAACATGGGCCGCCACTGCATCAATTGGTTGGCCAGAGCCATTTCCTGGGTCTTGTTCCCGCCTCCCATGACCCGCTCGGAAGTCACTTCCCATGCTTCGATGTCGTTCAGGACGCTCTCCGGCACTCCCCGCTTAAGGCAGGAGGCTCGAAAGCTTCTGACATCGATGTCTTTGGAGTTCTTGATGGTGAAGCGGCGGGCGATTTCCTGATACTGAAATTCCTGATACTGGTAGGCTTGCTGCAATGCTGCGCCTACAAGGGCCGTGGAGGCGTTGACTTCAGCCATGACCTGTGTAGCCGTTTTTTCTTTTCCGCCACCGTAGTCAGTCTCTGAGCGATAAATAGCGGCATTCTGGCCAATGAGCGAATCATTCTGTTGCAGGGCCATCTCCGCCAGGGCCTGATTGATCTGCCAGCGCTCGTTTGGGGGGATGAACTGAACCGATTCGTCAATGTACCCCTTGTCGATCAGGTTTATCTTCAATGCCCGCTCCGCCTCTTCCTGGGATTTGACCCGGAAATACTGCATGAGCTGCTCAAACACTGAGTCCATGAACTTGCAACGAAGTCGGTTCTGGAGGTGGCACACAGCGTAGAGCAACCACCCAAGGGATCGAATGGAGTGGTAGTGGAATGGCGCTACAGCGGAAAGGTCTCCGAATTGGAAGTGAATCAGCTCGCTGATCTTTTGGGCATAGACTCGATTGCCGGGATTAAACAGGAAGGCACCACGATCCCCGGTTCGTGTCTTCAAGTTTTTGGTGTCCTTCGGCATGGTGGGCACACCCCCGGAGCCCATAGCCCAATCGGCATCCAGAATAACCCGTTTGCGCCATCCAGCCTCCTTGCCCTCGTCATCCCAGAAGTAAAAGCTCCACGTGTCGATCGTGGTCAATGAATCCGCCGCGAAGATCCCGCTGTCCCGCTGGAACCGCTCCGCCTGCTTTTCCGGTGACATGACTTCAGCATTAGGAATGCCGAAATCCAAGACTTCCTTGTTCGCCTGGGCAATGAGCTTGTCCACCAGTTCCATGTTCCACGCTTTGTCACGGTTCGGCCCCTGGGTCAGTTTGCGCATCTGCATGGCTGTGTAGGGCTCGAACACAGCGAACATTGAAAGGTTGTCCAGATCCAGGGTGGCGTTACCGGGAACCATGATGTCCTCAACCCCCTTGGCTTTGGGGTACCACCGCTCTGGATCATGCCAGACAGAAGGCCCGATGCCGTGCAGAACCACGTTGGCGAATGTGCTACGGAGGGTCTCAAAGTAAGGCAGCGACTTCTTGAGCCGTTTGTTCAGCTCCTTGGTGATGATGGTGGAGCGTGCCTCCCGCTTGTGAACCGGACCACTATCGATCTGGACCTTGAAGAAATTGGCTGGCTTCTGGAAGGCGGAGGTAAACTGGCGCCGGGCATCGTGGCCCATGCGGGGGGCCGAAAGGTCATTGTAATTACAACTCAAATTCATCTCGTCAGCCTGTTGCTGGCTATAAGGCGCGCCTCCATTGAACAGGTCGTTAATTTTGGCCCTATTTCTACTGCGCGGAAAGTCGGCTAGTCTAAGCTGCCACGTGATCTCTTCGACCTCTGCTGCGGTTTCAAAAAGACTCATAATTCAAAAAGCAATTGCCCTTGTGTTCTCCATTCGGAAATAAGTTTATCGTGTTTTCTTGAATTACACGGTTCGCACGATGCGCAAAGGTTTTCAATGCGATGCGGGTACCCTTTTGAGAGCGGAAAAACATGATCAAAGCAAACGTCCATCGTTGAAAACATCCGTTGACAATAATAACACCGAAAAGCAACACGGGATTTAATATCTACCATCCACTTTTTGATACATCTTAAATCCAGTTTGCAGCCCTTCTTGAGAGCGCGCCGCCTTGCGCTCGCTGCTGCTATTTGAGCACGATTTTTGTGTTTATTTTTCGCGTAATGAATTCGACGTTGACTGTTGATTTTCTCTCGCCTTTGGTCCTCGTAGGCTCTTCTGGTTAGAAGTCTGGAGGCTCTGCTTTTGTGGTAATTTATCCGCTGAAGATCGTTGAAATGTTCACGTAATCTTAGTCTTTTTTGGCAAAGGCGAGTGGCATTTTTTGCGTGCCATCGATTTGTATACTTTCGGTAATGCTCCCTTTGTTCTGGCGTCCTATTCAGTCGAAGTTGCTTCCGATACTCCGGGGTTTTGGATTTAAGCACGGTCTTGGGCATTCCATCCATATTGCACCACAATCACCAAGAAATTGCCACAAAAAGCTTTTCCCCTCTTGATTTGTTAGCCCTGCATACCCCACCCTCAACCGCCAGATGAGCGCCACCATTAAGCAATTCCCTCAAGGCCGCATGTTCTTCCATTCCTGTCACGCGAGCCTAGAGCATGATCTGGCAGACATCTTTCGCACCTTGGGCTTGAAGGTCATCAAAGCCAATAACGACCGGTCCCACATTGAGCGGCCCTGCATTCCTGGCTACAACGACATGGACTTCGGGGAGGAGATCCGAGGGCGCCTGATGTCGATGACGTGCCGGCCTGAAGATTTCGACGGCTGCAATTTCATCTTCGCCATGAACACTGCGGACTTTCAGCACCGCATTGCTTATTACGCCACCTTCAGGCCGGTGATCCTTTACCTGTTCGGGCAACACACCGATCTGCAATTGGACGAGTACGCGGGCAAGATGAACAACCAGATTGACCGCAAGGTGAATCCCAACATCTTCACCGTAACGTACGGGAAGCGGGAGCATGATTACCTGGCTGCCCGGCTTTACAGTCAGGTCAAACACCACTTGTATTACATTCGCTTCGCCAAGCGCCTGGAGCACTACGAACAAATTCCGGCCGAGTACCGCCTGCCGTTCGTTTACACTTCATCCAACTCCATCCAGAACCGTGGGGATCAATGCGGCTGGCCAATCCTCAAGGATCTCCGGACCAAGTTTCCCCATCTCCTGAGTGGCCATGAAACTGAAGCTGTGGCCGGCATGGGCCGGATCAGCTTCGATGAATTGAGGCGCTTGTTTCGGCTGTGTTCGGCGTACATTACATTCCCGGCATGGCCTGCCCCCCTGGTTATGAATGTGATGGAAGCCATGATGTCCGGGGCTCCCACGGCTTTCTACGACAACCAGCGTGGAGCGGCTGAAGAGGGATTATTTGATAATGGCGTAGGCTGTCTGTCCAGCAACCCGGAAGGCTTGAGGAGCTACTGCCAGCGAGCCTTGAGCGACAAATCATTTCGTGAAGATCAGTCGAGGCTCTGTCACGCTCGGGCCTGTGAGTTTTACGACTTCAACCGCAACATTGGGCAATGGGTGGAGCTATTTGACGAGATGAGCAAATACTGGGTATGAAACGCGCACTGATCACAGGAGCCACTGGGCAATGCGGAAGCTATCTTTCCGAACACCTGTTGGATTTGGGATATCAGGTTTACGCCATGGTTCGCCGTAACACCTGCTTCACCCCGGAAAAGTCATTGCTCAAGAGATGCCTCACCCATCCCAATTTTCACTTGGTCAAGGGTGATGTCACGGACCCTTATTCATTGGAGCGATTGGCCAATGAAATCCATCCAGACGAGTTGTATAACGCGGCCGCTCAAAGCCACGTTGGGGAATCGTGGGAATACCCCATCGCCACCGTGGACGCAACCGCCAAAGGGGTGCTCCATTGCCTGGAAATCATTCGGAAGGTGGTGCCTTATTGCAAATTCCTTCAGTTCTCCAGTTCTGAATTATTCGGTATGGTCCGGGAGACCCCCCAGAATGAAGCCACCCCGTTCTACCCACGATCCCCGTACGGTGTCTCAAAGTTGTTCGGGTATTGGATGACCATCAACTACCGGGAGTCCTACGATCTTTTTTGCTGCAACGCGATTCTCTTCAACATGGAATCCCCGCGCCGTGGCTCAGCCTTTGTCACGCAAAAGATCGCCCAGGGTGTGGCCCGCATTGCTCGCGACTTGAAGAAAGGATTAACGCCGGAGCCTTTGGTGCTGGGGAACCTTCAGGCCAAGCGGGACTGGAACGATGCCCGCTATTCTGTCACAATGCTCCCGAAGATCCTGGCCCGGGAAAAGCCAGAGGACTACGTGATTGGCTCCGGGGTGGCCCATAGCATCTCTGATTTTTTGACCCTGGCTTTTGCAGCGGTAGGGATCGATGACTACAAGGATTACGTAAAGACTTCCGCCGAATTTGTCCGGCCCGCCGAAGTCAACATGCTGCTGGCAGACCCCTCGAAGGCCAAGCAGGACCTGGGGTACGATCCAACCCAGCAGGACTTCAATAATCTTGTCAAAGAAATGGTCCGCAACGCACAGTTGGCTTATGGAAATGACTGGTCCTGAAATCGACAAGCGCATCGCTTTGGCGCTTGGTTACAAAGTGACCCCGAATAATATTTGGAGCCGGCCCCCGGACAAGCATGGCACCGTCATGAGCGGCTCCATGGCGCTGATTGTGCCCAAATTCCACAAGGACTTAAACGCCACGTATGAAGCGCGGCAGGGCTTCAGCCAGCACGAACTGGATGCCTACCGAAGCTTCCTGACCAAGCTGGGAGGCACCCTGCTGGGCGCCACACCCCGGGATCACGCGGAAGCCTGGTTGCGTGCGAAGAAAGCATGGCCTAAAGCGCCAACGGCGGTGGCAGCATGACCGAATCACTTCTGGAAATCGAAGGACAGAAGTTCTTCGTCAGGGATTCCACCAACGACTCGGATGTAGTGCGCTCCTGTCGCACTGAATACATGCTGCCCAACATGGATGGCTACGAGCCGGGAAGCTTCGTGCTGGACATCGGGAGCCATATCGGAGGCTTCAGTTTGTGGGCACTACAGAAATACCACCAATGCCGTGTCATTGCGGTTGAACCTATCCCAGAAAATCAAGTTCAGTTCATGAAGAATGTCGAGCTGAACGGGCTTCAGGATCGTGTCACATTGCTACGCGGAGCTGTGTGGAAAAAATCCGAACCAACAGTTGTTATTCCGTACGGGGACGAGTCCACTGAATCCGGTCGAATACATCGGTGGATCGGAAATGTGACCGGAATGCCACAAAGCCACACCCAGCATGTGGTGGCCAGAAGTATGAGCCTCAAAGACGTTATGGAAGGCGTCCCCAAGGTGTGGTGCTTAAAGTCAGACGGCGAAAACAATGAGTATCCGATGTTTGAAGAATCAGACCCGGAGCTGTTGCGAAGCATCAAGTGGATCATAGGCGAACACCACCGAGGCATTGAACCGATCCGAAATGTCCTGAGAATTATCTTCAATGAACACCCATCACCGCAAGGTTACTTTTGCTTCGAGAATCCGCTTCCGTTTAGGGTTTTGTGATCGATCTTTCCGCCATCGAACTGAAGAAAAAAAACGCACACGACGTGGAGGATGTGGCGCTGTGTGACTTTCTGCGCATGTTCTCCAGCCGCTTTGATAAATCCAGTTCCATGCTGGACGTGGGGGCACATCACAGCCATGCCCACTACGCCCGGCAGGCCAAGGCTATTTTTCCCGGCAGATACGAGGGCATTGATGTGCTGGAGGACCCCGACACGGCTTTGCTTCTGGATGAATACCATGTCGGTAATTTCCGTAGAATCCTGCTTCCCGGGTACGATCTGGTTTTCTCCATATCAGCACTGGAACACTGTGGGATCTCCACCTACAAGGCTCCGAACTATCGGGAGGAACGATACTTCATAGCCAGGCAGATGTTCTGCCGGGCCACCCAGTTTGTGTTCCTTACGTTTCCATTCGGACTGGGTGGGTTGGTGGAAAACCAGTACGCCAATATCACTGGCGCTGATCTGTATGAATTTAATCGGCTGGCTGACTCCTTGGACTTTCGTTGTCTGGCCTTAGACTTTTATTACAACGATCACCCCCAGCAGGGCAAACCATGGAAGGCCATCTCCCGGGAGGAAGCAGCCCAAGTCCCCCTTGACCCCGCCATTGAGCAGCAAACCGTGGCCGTCTGTTCGTGGATGAAGATCTAATGCTGAAAGCCCTTCACGATCCACATCATTCACAGTTATCCCAGGCTCTGGTTTACCTTTTCGAGCGACGATTGGGGATCAACCTCTACAGGCCGGAAGGCCGGGAATGGTACGATCGTGGCTACTACTACCATCCCATTGAGGCTGAAGCGCTAGGCAACCTCTGCAAGGGTCCGGACATCGAAACAGATCTGGCGGCCCAGGTGCCCCATGAATTTTCCTGGCAGAAGAGTGACGCGGGACTCTCCTACTTCGATCAGGACAATCTCAAGTTTCGCTGGCTGCCCTTCGATCGTGTGAACGAGGTGGATTACCTGGTTTGCACAACCGACCGAAACGAACAGCGATTCGCCAGCCTGAGACGCGATGTTTGTCCCAAGGCCAAGATCATTCGCTACATTGGAAATGGGCTAGAATGTACCGATCCCGCCAACTGGGACATTGGGCTCATGGCCACGCAGGTTTACTACGATCAGTTCAAAGACTCAAAGCCCTGTATCCTTTTTCATCCTGAATTCGACCTAGAGCTTTACAAGTACAGTGAACCATTAACGTGGTGGCCCGGACAAATGGGAAACATCTGTGGCACCAAGGCCGTGCTGCGAACCTTCTTGAACTTTATCCATCACCACAGGGAGCGCGGGAGCCCGTGGGAAACGTGGAACCGATACCATGGCTATTGTAACGGGTTTGGTTACATCGCTCTCTGCCATGGCTTGGGGACTCCTCCGCCAGACGTGCATGTGGAAATGGACGTAATCCTGGACACCTGCTTTGACCGCATGGGGCGACCAGAACTAAAGGACCGGAGCAAGTGGCCTGATTTGCGATGGAACCAAGGCGAGCCGGGGTCACATAAGCAAATTGCCGAGCTGATGCGCCTTTGCAACATGGCGGTTCACATCAAGCGCTCCCCACCAGAAGGATACGGATTTGTGGTTCACTGCTTGGCGGCCATGGGACGGCCACCGATCGTGGAGCAAACCGCCTACGAAAAGCTGTCAGCCTATAAGTTCCTGCAACACCGGGAAACCTGCCTGTTCGTGAGTGGCCACGAAGACACCGACAGAGCCAATCTTCGCTGGGCGATGGAGGTCGAGAACAACCAGCGCATGGCCCAGACCTTGCACCAAAGATTTTGTGAAACCGTTTCCTTCGAGGCTGAAGCGTCAGCCATCGCCAAGCTTCTTTAGCCTGCTGTTCGATACGCCTTGGCCAGCCACAGCTTCATTTGAAGCTCAAACGCGTACTGCTGGTGGTGCCATTGCGAGTAGCCAATTTGCAGACAGCAATTCCCTTTAGGGATGGACCCAGACTGGCCATCGTCGCGAGTGAAGGCCACGTACTCAGTGGGGGACGCAGAAGCTAGGTGAAGGGTCATCGTGTCGGTTGTGACGACTCCCACAGCTTTGTCAAAAAGGCCCAACAGATCAAAGACACGGTGCGCCACAATCTTGTCCAGATTGATGACCTGCACCTCGTCCCGGAACACATCCCGCATAATGGCTCTGACTTCGTTGGCGTGGTCAAATGGGGAGGTCCAACCATCAGTTTTTATCAGCACAAACGGCTTCGCATTCGTCAACGTTCGAGCAATCAGGTTCGCCTCCCGGTTTGGGTTACGCTGATCGAACACCAGTGGCAGGTTGTGATACTCCTCCGCGAGCCCCGTCCTTCGCCACATGGTCAGGCTGAAGCTGGGCAGATCGTCCGGAGGGGTGTGAAGGCCGGTGCCATGAAGCTGAGTCACAATCACGCTGCCGTAACGCACCTGGGCCCATTGCCGGGCCTTGCCGGCCTCATACCATGAGAATGGCAGGAGGATCGGCTGGATGTAGCTTCCACCCTCCAGCACCTGTCCGAATTCCTTGCTGGTAACCACCACAGTCTTGCGGCCACTGCGCTCCGCCCACGCCTGCCATGCCGGCATCAGGAGGATCAGGTCACCGATGCGCCCCATCTGAACGAAAGCAGGTGGCCGAGTGTAATCCAAGGCGTCAGGATTAAGCCTTCGGCGCAGAAGCCAAATCAATTCTCCAGTTTTTTCCCGGTGAAAGATCACAGCGCCTTTGCGTAGATAATCCAGGGTCCAGTCTTGTGGCGCTGAGCTGGCGGTTCGCACAGCGACGAAACGAGGGGGGATGCCTTCGGAGCCCCAGAACTGATGAATGAGGGGCGTATTGGCCGCCTGTGGTGCAACAATGGCCGCGCACGATGTCACCCATGATTCTTTTGAAGTAACGCAATCCTTCATGCGGCTCCACGCATCGGCGGGATAACAGCACACACCTTCGAGGAACCAAGGTGGATGCCGTGGATCGGTGCCTTTAATGATGGCACCCATGAATGGCTTTCCGACCAGCTTGTAAACCTCGTCGATCTTGTCGAGCCAACCCGACTCCAGGGGCACGGCGTCCGGTTCGAGGAAGAACCATGGCTGGCCTTTCTTCTCGCACCACTGCGCGGCCGCAGACCAGAGCGCCACCGATCCAGGTATCCAGCCCTGCACGGAAGGCACAAAGATCGTGGTGACGGAGCGAAATACTTTTCCAGCAAGAGTGATAGCTTCAGACGCCTGATCCCATTGGGTAGCATCGTCCACGACCAGCAGAGCATCATGGTTGTGGCACCTGCCTAATTCCTCACACCACGTCAGAAGCTCTTTGGCGAGCCCCACATCCCCGTCAAAGAAGGCCAGGACGCAAATTAGACTCACGCGGCCCCATGCCGGTTGGTGGGTGGCGGAATTATGTCCGAAGGAGGCGTGGCGTAATTCTGCTGGATCATGTCGATGATCTTCTCCTGGGCTTCATCATGCGCGTTCTCTTTGGCCCATTGGTCCAGCTTGGAACGCAGATCCTCAATCACAGCGGCCACCTGCTTGCCGTGGGGATGGCGCAATATGTACGCAAACACTTCCGCCATCATTTGGAGGGGATTCGGCTCCCCAGCCTTGAGCTTGGAAAACTTGATGGGAGTCTGGCCCGTCACGATGGCCACCAGCATTGCATGGACTTGCTCCACTTCGATCTGAGTCATCATGCGGGGTTGCTCCGGGAGTTGTTTCTTAAAGAACGGCAGGTTGAGTTTCATTGAGTTTGGGCCTTAAGTTTAGCTTCTCGATTGAGTCGGCATTTGAGTCGGATTTCTGGATGAGAAAGAGCGTATGCCTTGGTTTGGGCCAGAAGCCTGCTTCTGTTTTTAGGGTAGTATACATTCTTGTGGTACTCACGCATTCTGGCCTTAACGTGGTCTGCGTTTTTGAGTCGGTATTCCTTGGCTTTTTTAATAACCCGCTTCCGGTTTTTTCTATACCAGTCCCTACATCGCTGTGCTATTAACTCCTTATGGGAAGCACGGTATTTTCTGGCACTGGCATTGCGACGGTCTAAATTTTTAAGCCTCCATGCTCGATGCGTTATCGTGTGATGCGCATGATTTTTCTGTATGTATGCCTTCATGTAGGCATTTCGGCGCTCCCTGTTTCTGAAAATCCAATCCTTATGGACCCGATTTTTACGTTGCCCTCCCGTCTCACCGGGAACATAAATAATCCGAACACACCTTCGATTGCGTGAGCTTTGGGAACGTGTTACCCACCTGCAATTGGAAGCAGAGTAATTCCCATTGTTGTCAATCCTGTCGATCACCATTCCTTCTGGCCGCTTCCCCATGTCCTTCAGGAATGCCGTGAATGTTTTCCATTCTGGACACACCGAAATGCCACGGCCTCCGTAATTGTGATAACCGTTTGTTTCCGGACGCTCACAACGATCATGCATAGACCGCCATGAATTATACGTTGGAGTTCCGTAAAACCCGTGCGTCTTCATTCGTCTTGCGGTCTAAGCTCAGCGGTTTTCCAGCAACTTGGGTCCAACTTGGATCGAACCTCTGGTGACATCGTAGCAGTGATATGGTCGAGCTTGCACCACACAGACAATGGGTTCCAGCACCCGCACGCACGGCAACTGTAAAGTTTGTCATCGTGAGGCGTTTTCAAGGTAAGATCATGCTTGATGGCCATCATGGTTTTGACTTCCGCCGCACCCACTGCTGAAAGTTTTTCTACGAAGTTCGGATCTACATTGGCTGGGCACACGGCGCAAACAGCAGCCCTCCGCTCTGCCAGCTCCTGTGACACCGGTTTCAGTCCGTCTCCCAGCCAAAGCGCGATTGCCTTGACTCCTGCCACAATTCTGCGGCTACCTCCCACAACAGCGTTTGACAGGCGCTTGAACGGTGTGGGCGCTCGAAAAGACGGTGGGGGAGCCTCGATCACAAAGTTGTTCCAGCCAGCGGCTACACATCGCAAGGCGTTAAACTCGTCTACTTCATTTCCAACTGCTTCGTAATCAGTGGGCAAATTGTATTGTTTGGTAATGGCGCGATTTCCGGCCCGGTGCCCGATGACTTGACGCACCACGGCATCAAATGATCCTGGAATAGCATTCCATCCAGTTTGTGGCTGGAGGTAGCACCACTGGCCGGGCGGAAAATCAGTGCGAGATTTCATTCTCACTTTAAATCACTCCCTTTCGCTTATAGATAGCGCTTTCCACTGTTGAGACATTGAGGTTGAACTGTTGAGCAAGTGTTGCCATGGACACTTTATAAGGCACCCACAGCCTGCGAAGCAAGCGCACCATGTTGTCATTGGTCTTGCAGGCCCCGGGTAAAGTTTTAGGCTGTCTCCCCTTAGCCATTTTGTCATGAGTGTTGTCCATGGCTGTGCCTTCAAATAAATGACACGGGTTCACACAAAGCGGCGTATCACATTTATGAAGCACGAATTTAGATGGCATTTTGCCAGTATGGAGAAACCACGAAAAGCGATGAGCCAGTATTGCCTTGGTATTGTAATGAAACCGACCGTAGCCCATGTTGTTTTTAAGCCCCGTCCATATCCAGCAATTTCCGCCAACGTACTTCTTGGACACCTTGCTCCAAAACTCCGAGGCTCTGCGCGATACCGGCCGAGGTTTTTGAAGTTTGCTTCTCTTGGAGGTTAGCTCTCGCTGAAGGCACCCGCACGATCTGCTTTCCCCATCTCTCAATGAAGGTCCAGGAACAAGCGCCTCAACTCCACAATCACATTTGCAATTCCAAAGAATCGCACCAACAAATGTGCCGCGCCCCAGCACCTCCCATCTGCCGAATCTTTTCCCAGTTAAATTAATCAAGGTTCCCATATCGGAATCACCTCTACGACAGTCCTTTCCTCTTCTTTCGTGCAAACCTTACGGGAGGTGACTGTCCCTGTTGGGCAAATACGCCAATCGTCGTCATCCATGAAACCAGCTTTGCAGACGCAATCGAGAATCTCCTTGCAGTGCCATCCGTCCCAATCGGCTGGCCTGACTGAGTAGACCGTAATGACGACTCTATAACGACAAGGTTGATCGCTTTGGACATTGCCATCGCCACTCTCCTTTTCTCCCTGGTGAACACGCTCCAGTGCGCTCCTTTGAGGCGATTGCGCGTCGGTGGCAGGTGGCCCCACAGGACCAGCCTGATTGCGCCTTCTGGTGGCTTCACTGATGGGGAGCTTTCGGGCGATGAGTTCAAAGTCAGACGGCTTCAAGTCAATCCCCCACCACTGTTCTCCCCCGGTAGAACATCTGCCCCTCGTAGGTGGCGTCCGAGAAGCTGATCTGCTGCCCCACGTTGACCGTGACCGTCAGAATGGGCTCCCAATGCAGCAGGTCCGCTGATCGCTCAAACACAACTGGTAGATGCTCCCACGCTGGGTCACAGGCATTCACGGCACTGTTGAACCCATTGAGTTGCGCCGTGATGGGTACTAGATCCGGGCTGCTGGGTTGGCCGTCAAGACCGTAGAACACTTCACCAGCGGAACCAAAGCGCACTCCCCACTCAGCCATGCCCCGCTCGAATTCAGACAGGCTCACCGTATCGTTGGTGGAATTGAGCTTTGTCGTTGTCTGCATCCGGAAGGCGAGCGTCCCCTGGCTCGTTTCCTCAATGGCTCCAGACAGCTCCACCACTGTTGGATCATTGTTTTCGGCCAACAGGCTCGGGGCTGTGTAGCAGGAACCGAATGTTGTGCAGGTGGTGGCCATGGCGTAGCTATGCGCGGGACCAAAGGCAAACTCAGGGGGGTTGTTCGTGTTCTGAGCTGGCGGAGTACGGGGAAAGACACGATCACAAAAGCGAATGACCCGGAACACAATGATGCCACCCACCACCACCACCACGATCGCCACGATGGCTCCGGCTGCGGCGGGCTGACGTTCTACGGCGCGAGCTTTGGGCTGGAAGAGAAGAGAGCCAATGGTGAGCGAGACCATGAGCAGGCGAAACAGCCGCGAGGTGTCGATGTAAATGACAAGCGCCACCCCCGCCAGCAGGATGGCCCAGGCCCATAAATCAGAAACCACCAAGTACGGTCTGGTTCCGTCCCAAGCAGCCAGGGCGGCTGTGAGGGCGGAGAACAGGCAGGCGGTGTAAGGGTGGGCCTTCACCCAATTGCAGAATTCCTGAATCGATTTCTTCATGTGCTGCTTTCCTTTCGTTGCGATGGTGAATCCGGAACTTTGTACGGATCACCGATTTCCGTTGGTGGCGCGAGGTTCCACTTGTCTTTTCTTCTGGGCTTGGGCCGCCCATACCAAACCTCCCGGGTTCGCACCGCAAACTCAAAGGCTTCCAGGCATTGAGCAAGGTAAGTGGCCAGTATGTAGTCCGGGGTGTCGCTCTCGTTCTCCATGGAATAGCGGTTGAGCAACGCCTTGAGATCTTTTTGGAAGCGCGACTGTTGTTCAATGGTCCGGGGCACGCAATCCAGACTAGTAGTTTTTGCTTGTAAGTCAAGACTCAATGTGGCAGAGTGGGGTTGTGAGTTTAACCAAAGAGAAACTGGAGTCAGTGCTGGCGGCCAATCGTGGCAACATCCTGAAGACAGCGCGAACCCTGGGCGTTTCCCGGGAGCAAGTAAAAAAGAAGGCCATGGAATTCGGCCTCTGGCCATGGCTGGCCCGGGAAAAGAGCCGCATGGCGGAATTGCTCAGCCTCACCCATGGAAATATCACCAGGAGCGCCACGCTTTACGGTATGTCCATTGCCTGCTTCCGAAACAAGGCAAAACGCCTGGGGCTTTTACCACAAGGAAAAAAGGCAGCGTGAAGCAGCAGCGTTATTCCTGCGAGGCCCAGATCCTGAAGCACATCGACAATGTGCGCGAATTGATCAAGGCCAAGATCTGGGAAGCGGAGCGGCTGAAGCAGGAAGGCAATGCCTGGATCAAGGCGGCCGCCGATCCTGCCATGGACCCGGGCTCAGCGGAGCTGCTGCGCTCCAATGGCAAGTCAGCGCTGGAAAAAGCTGACACGCTGGGCCGACAGGCTGAGAACTTAACGGCCAAGAGACTGCCCAAGCTTAGGGTGAAGCTGGCCCAGATGCGTACTGAAGTGATGCCCTTTATGACAGATCGGAGCGTGGTGAAATGAGCAACGACAACAAGAAATCATTTAACGAAAAGCCTCATGTCTGTGCGGGATACCAGGATATTCCCTTCACCAGATTTATCCCGTCACCACCCTTGCCTTTGGTCTTGCGCCGAGTCCCGGGCACCACGGCGATTGAAGCCACCATCAGATACGAAACAGTGCTGCTGACAGGGGAGCAGGTGGGAAAGTTCTGGAAGATGGTGGAGCAGGTGCGGAAGGATCTGCCCCACTCGCTCCAGGAGAAATAAACCATGGTGACAATTCACTGTGATTTATGTGGCGAGGAAATCCCTCCAGTCAGAGTAGAGATCTTAAAAGTTGATTACCTTATGTACAAAGATGGTGTAGCGCAGCACTTGCGCGAATTCGACATGTGCGAGTCATGCCGCAAGAAGTTGGAAGCAGGCCGGGACCACATCCATGTTGTCATTAAGCCCAGGTGTTCTGAATGAATTTTGGCGCGTACTGCGCCCAGGGTGCCACGGATGGCCCCTGTAGATTTACGTGGAGTGGGATGGAAACGTCCGGCAGTCGATAGTGCACGAACAGCCTGGGATTAACGAAGGACCGCGCCAGGTCCTCCACGTATTTAATTTATGGAACGATTATTTGACCTGTTGGCTATGCCGGTAGCAATCCTCCTATTGCTATTTGGATTAATTGTTAAAAACGAAAGACTGCTTTGGTTTGGGTTGGGTTGGACCATAGCAGTTGGATTTACGTATTCGGTATTGATTTACAATTGTTTGAAAAAATGAGCCGCAAGCATTTATTCCGAGTGGCCAGCGAAGAAGTGAAGTGCTGGGACAAGCTTCCCATCGGTTTAGTGCAGGCCATCCTGTTTGCTTTCATTCACCGGATCACCACAGGTGACACAGTGGAGGAGAGTTTCTTTAACGAGCAGCCACCTGTGTTGGATTACGAAATATGACACCTAAATCAGTTCTTCAGGAATGGATCTTTGCCCTGCCCATGATGCAGCAAACTGTTTTGCTCACGGCGATTCGTGGACCGGACGGAGTGCCGAAGTATGGAGCTGTCAAGATGCTGCTCCGCTGGTATCGGCGGTGCGTACTCTTATCCGCCATGGATGGCAGGGCTCTCACTGATCCATGGGAGAACAACGGTGGATCATTTACAGGACCATCTATTGGCAGGCCAAAGGAAATGGAAACATGGGAGATGTATATGAACGAGCACGTTGACCAGTACCTCCGCGAATCGGACGCCATCCCCCATCATTTTCAAATGCACTTCATGCACGCAGTTGAGATCCTGGGTTACAAGCACCCCGATCCCCGTATCAGCCTGTGGTGGCGAAGTGTGTATGAGCGTTTAGTGAATGACCTGCACCTTCGCCCTGAATCCGAGAAAGAGATGGATCTTCGTCTTGGCGACAGTCGCTCAGGTTGGCTGGCTCGCGCTGACAGAGCCACGATTGAATGAGCAAGACAGAACTTAAGCTGGTCAGGGCGCTGGAGAAGTCAGTGGTGGATCTGGTGGCCCAGGGCAAGCTTTCGGCCCGGCACACTGCGGCCACACTTCTGCGCGTCTCGGTGGCTGCCCTTGGTGGCGGAGGGGATGCCCCGGGAGGTAGCGCTGGTGACACTACGCCAGAGGCTGACGGATGCGATTGCGTTTTTTAACGAAGAGAAGAAGGAATGAGCGGGCTATTGGGCGGGGAGGTTTGAGCCGGTTATGAACGGGTCGCCTTGAACCACCGGTAATCAAAAATCCGTTCCTTCAGAATGGTTCCAGCCATGGCAGCAGACAGGGGCTTCATCCAGTTCAGTGCCGGGTCACAGGAGGTGCAGATCCACTGGTGGTTGCAATAAGACCAAATCGCTGTAGCTGAGAAGCCATCAGGCCGGGTCACCTTAAGCAACCGTTGATGAGTCCCAAGCTTTTCCTGCCGAACCAGCTTGAGACGCTTGGGCCGTTTAGTGGGATGCCATTCCGGCGCTTTGGCCCGAAGTTGCCGACGAAACTTATCCCAATCCCGAACAGGCATAGAGCTTTAGTGTTCTGGTTCGTTTTCCACCCTGCTCACAAAACTTCGCTCCGCCCGGGTGGGGCCACCACGCTGTTTCAAGCGGTGCTTTCTGGCCAAACCCAGCTTTTCCTTCTCCCGCTGATCTGCCTTGGTCTGTCTCCAGAACTCCCGTTTAGCTTCGGTCGAAAACCGGTAGAGATCATGGTTCACGATCTGCCACCCCCCGGGAACCACCCGTATTCGTTTGCCCTCCTCCACCTTGCTGCTGTCATCAGGGTCCGGAGAAAGCAGAAACTTCAAGGCGATGCGGCATTCAGCCGGTGTCACTTTGGCCCGATCGGCCAATCCCACCACCGAAGCCTGAATGATCCCGTTGGAATCCTTCATCGCCAGCAAGGTGATAAAAACCAGCCGGTCCTCCTTGCTGCCCGTAACCCACAAACTGGAGTCCAGGATCTTGCTCCAAAGCAATGAAAACCCACTCATGGCAAACCTGCTTTCCGCACAAGTTCGTCAAGTTCCCTGGCCATCCCGGATAAAAACTTAAACTTGAACTTATCCACCTTAACCAGGTTCTCTTCATGACCACACGCAGTCATGCAAAGACCCGCGTAATGATCCATCCCTTTCTCAAGCTTCTCCATCAACCGATCAGTGGTTTCCGACATGTCCAATACTGTCTTGGACCATTGTCAAAATGTCCAGACAAAATGCAAGACAATCGCATACAGATACAGATACAGATAGGGGGTACGGGGGGTTTCGTCATTCCGGCGCCCAATGTTCCACGTGGAACACACAAGATCCAAGTGCACAAAAAGCTAAGCGCAGAAGGGCGCAAGGATTCAGGCATCGGTCCTTAAACACAAGGGACGGCAGGGATCAGCGTTTAAACACAAGGGGCGGGGTCCTCCCATCTCCAACACCAACACGCCCGCGCCCTCACCCCCTGGGCCTGTGGGGACGGTTGCCCTGTACCAAGAGATTCCTTAGCCTTCCCGTGTAGCTGCGTAGATGGTACGTGGGCTTAAGGCTCCTCTGTGAATGAGGGTACGGCAGCGGCCTTGTGGGGCTTAGGCTTATCAGGAGCTGGACGTTTGCTCCCTGGGAGGGGTCTACCACGCAGGATGCGCTTGCGTTCTTCCAATGCTTCCCAAGCCCTTGCTGCTTGAGCCTTCTCTTGTCCACTCGCCTCATCGCTCAGCACCGTCAAGTAAAGAACCTCCTGCATTCTAAGCGCTTGAGCTAGTGCCCTGTGACGCCCTGGGCGCATTTGTTCGGGTCGGATGGTGCAAGGGGTATCTGCGGACGTAACGTGACCTGACATGGTCTTTTGACCCTAAGCCCCCATTTCCCATTGGTAAAGCCCCTTTTGGCCATTTGTTGCTTAATTCTTCCTCCACATTTGACCTGTACGGCGTTTTGATTGCCTGCCCTTGGTCATGTGGTGGGGGATTGCGTGGGACAAGGCAAAAGGGCCAATCCCTTGCGAGATTGACCCTTGGTGGAGAATAGCTGGGGAAGCTTTAGCTGGGCTTCTTGGTCCTGCCCTTGAGTATCTGCATTCCGCTTGGTGTCTTCACTTGGCCCCCTTGGCTTGAGCGATGGCGGCGCGGGCCATGTCCATCTTTCCGCCTTTGCTGCTATCCATCGGACCAATTCTCCAATTGTCCGTTGGGGTCCATGATGCTGAGTCAATTAAAGCCTCAAGTGCTGCCAGCAACGCCGCGTTGTGCGCCTTGAGCGTGGCGTAGGCGTTGACCGCTTCCACGATTAAGGCCGCGTTGGCTTCATGTTCCAACTCACCACGAAAACCTGTGAATTGAATCTCCGCAATTCGCTTGTCGTTCCCAATCGGGCCATAAATCACAATCCCCTTGTTACCCGTTATGGAATCCCCCCAAAACGGCATGGCCGACCACGGTCCAGGCGTGTGTTTGGTTTCAGTGCTCGCAGTATGTTCTTTTTTCATAAGTCTGTTTCTTCTTTGTCCCTCCACTGTCGCACAACCCGCTTCCCATTGCAAGCAAAAACTACTAGACGTTTTTGTGTTGACTCCTTCCCGGCCTTGTGTTCTACTGGGGACACAATGAAGCAAAAGACTATGCAAACACAAAGCCTATGAAGCAAACGACTCACCAATACGCTGGAGTTCACGAAGAATTTGTCAGGGTGTTGCAAAATGCATCCACACTCTACCGCTTTGGCTCTGATCGCATCAACAATGCCGATCATTATTTGCAAAGTCACGCTTACGCTTTGCTGGATTTTGAAACACCGGAGTTGCATCCCGATACCTGCCAAATGTATCGCTGCAAAGCGGCAGCCATCCTGAAAGCGCAAGGGGGTGCCAAGTGAACCCGGACCAATTGTTTCACGCATTCAAACGCAATGGAGTGTCCTTTCTCGCCTTCAAGGATGGCAACGGAAACGTTTCGGTGATAGACGAACAAGGCCGAAACTATGGCTCGTATTACAACCTGAAATCCTTTGAAGGCTTTCTGGCCGAAGGCAAAGCCACTCCGCTTTCCATCGTGCGCATCGGGATTGTGTCCCATGCCCCATTGGGGGTTGCTTGGGAGGTGGCCATTACCAAAGCGGGGTGCGAATGAGAGTCTGGGAATTAATGGAGCAGTTGAAGGGGCGAGACCCGAGCGGAGAGGTGACCGTTTACCTGCTGAATAGCGGGAAAGAGCGGACCGGAAACGAGCCGAGTACCACCGACATGGAGCTAAGCCTGTCTATCAATCGCGATTTGGATATTGACCTGAAGCTTCCCACCAAGGAATTGGACACCATGGAGGAACAGATCGGAGCCTTGGAGGCCATGGTGGAGGACTTGCAAAGCGCTCTGCAAAAGCTGCTGGACGCGCTGAAACAAAACGCCGTAGACGACACCCCGGAAACGCTGGCGGTAGTCTTTCAGGCCCAAGCCGATGCTATGGAGATCAGTGTGAGGCCCAAGCCATGAAAAGCCAAACCATCAAAGAGCGCCTGGAATACCTGCGCGGGGAGCTGAGGGCTGAGCGGATTAGCTACGAGGAGCTTCACGAACTGCAAGCCCTGGCCCCACACATTGAACCGGGCGATACGGAATTATTGGAGGCGGCCGGAGTGGAGGAAAAGCCATGAGACACTGCAAGGCGTGCAAGTTCTGGAAGCGGACACAATGGGACATTAAGCTTCAAGGCCCGGAGCGGTGGGCTGATTGCCTTATGCCTCGCGAATGGGCCGGGATGCAGTTTGTCCATGGCTGGCTACGCACCCGTGAGGATTTCGGCTGCAACCAATTTGCCGCCATTCCAAAGAAAGCCAAACCAGTAGAGGCCGGAGAGCTTATCGTTGGGAAGACACAAGCCATGAGTGACCATCGCGATTTGCCCGGCGATTCACACCTGCCCCCTGGTGCCACCACACAAGACACTGACGGCCCGCCTTCGGAGCACACCTGCCCGAAGTGCGGCAGCAGTGAAGTAAGTGACCTCCACACACCGGACCTGTGGTGCGCGAACTGTGATCACGAATGGGATGCACGCAAACAATGAACCTTTGCACCCAGCCAGCTCCATCCCTCCCGGGTTGGACAGGATTAAGTCCCCTGCTTCCTGGCTGGGTGTTTTCAGATTATGAACACCACCAAATTAAAAGCACGGGTCGCAGCGGAAACGTTGAGCGACGGGTCTATGGCATTTAACGTTCTGGTAGGCAATGAGGAGGTTGCATGGCCACCAACATTGGAAGAAGCGCAAGGGCTTTGCGCTGAATACAACCAACGACATGAAATGGCAGATGTTCAACACGAAGAGGTAATGCTCAGTTGTGTAAAACTCAGTTGTGTAAAAAGGGATTACAATGGAACTCCGATAGAAGTGCTGACTGAGATCCATGGTCAAGTTCTGATAGGCGGCAAGTTCTACACAATTGGACAGCATTGCTGGTTAAACCTGAACGCAAAACCATGAACGAAGAACCAGAGCAAATGACGGTTAAACCTGAACGCAAAACCATGAACGAAGAACCAGAGCAAATGACAGAGAGCGCCCCACCGTTGACCACCAGCGAGAACACCATTCTGGACATGGAAGCCGAGATGGCTCAGCGGCGGAAAGTTTTAGATTGGGTTCGGCGCAATGCGGCCAAGCTGGACAGTCTTCCATTTGCCCCAAGGTTTTGGAATGGGTTTTGCGATTATGACTCACTTAAACACACCGAAGTGGTTCAAGTGATATTGGCCTTTCCTTGTGGCCACTGGCTCAAAGAATCAATGGGTGAAACTGTTAACTACATCGGCCACTTTGACGGCGTCACTGTCCGGTGCTGGGCCGGTGAAGCGCCCCCCTCCTGCCAGATCGTTGAGGAAAAGGTGCTGGTGCCTGAGCGGTGGGTGCCTGAGCGGTGGGAAACGGTGCGGCGATTGGTCTGCCCCGGGGGTGTGGAGTGAGCGAGCCAATGACCTTGAAGTGCTTGGAGGTGCGTGACACTGCCACCTTTATCCCGGTAGCCGCCTTCCGGGCTGATCCACACATGGCACAATCAGAAGCTGGAGCTTGGCTCCTACGCCGGGCAGGCTTCCGTAGCCCTGAGTGCATTTACGTGATCAAGCTGGCCACAGGTGGCGCTGAGTATGACCCATACCAGTGGCCTGCTGGCTGCCGCACTATGCAGGTGGCCCACGCCCACATTGAGCAGCACTTTGACACCCTCAAGGACGGGGATGTGGTGGACGTGGAGCACATCATGGGACTAACCCCCAGCCCAAAGATCTCCGAACGATTGGAGGAACCATGAAAAGCCAATCCATGAAAACCACCCCAAAACCAGCGCCCTGTGTGGTCGAACGAACGCGGCGCAGTGTAATTGAAAATAAGTTACTGACCGCACTGGAAGACAATAACACGGTGGCCGCACTGTTTTCAAAACAGGATCTCGAAGACATAATAGCAGCACTCCATGGCTACCAGTTGGGCAAAAGGACCGGCAACGTGCTTTCATGGGAAGCTCACTTGAAACGCCGCAAAGATCTGGCCGACGGAATGAGTCAACTGCTCCGCGAGGCTTTCCCAACAGCAACTTAAACCACTCCAAAGATCTCCGAACGATTGTCATGAAACCCCTTAAACTTAAATCCAAGCCGTGTCCCTATTGTGGAGGCAGCGGGATCAAGGAGTTTTTTGATGGTAATGAGCTTCGCAAAATGCGCCAGCTCTACGGGGTGAGCCTTCGGCAAATGGCTAAACGCCTTAAGTATTCAGCGCCTTACCTGTCCGATGTGGAAGCCGGAAAGCGCAACGTCACTAACAGAATTGCCGCAGAGTATCGAAGATATTTCGAGGATGGAGCCACCAATATGAACAGCGAACCCCTATTGGAGCAATAAACACAATGAAACATATACCTACCCATGCACTCGCCGTAGTGCGTAAATTCTATCCCAACATTGAGAGTGTTGTGGATGCCACTGAACCGTTGAATATTGAAGTCACCAAACGTGACAACCAAAACTCTGCGGTCAAAAACCATAAAAAGTGCGCCTTGGCTGTCGCATGTGAACGCAAAAAGGATGTGGATGGAGTCATTATCTCCATTGCCACCGCTTACTTAATTAAAGGAAACCAAGCGATTCGCTACAAAGTGCCTCCGTCCGTAAGCCGTGAGATCGTCTCTTTTGATCGTAAAGCAGGATTCGAGGAGGGATTTTATAAACTCAATGCTCCTACGGTCCATGACCGATTAGGCTACAGCACTACACCACGGAATCATGCCGAAACTGGTCGTGGACGTAAAATCAAGCGGCGGCACGTCACGGAAAATGTTCGGGAACATTTGACCACATGAACAGCGAGCCCTTACCTCCAGAGATTTTAGTGCAACAACCTAACGGCACCAAAGCCAAGGCTGTGCTGCTCCAATGGCCGGTCAATGGCCTGCCAGTGTATGCGGTGGAGCGGACACCCTATCAGACCTTTGCGGCAGGGTGCATGCAAGCCTCCAAGGACCGCCTTACCATTCTTGCCAGCCAGTACGCCCTTTTAACGCGTCCGACGACCGGGACCACCAAACCACCAAGGCCCCCTAAACAAAATCGCTCCTAGAGCCATACCAAGAGTGAAAAAACAGCAATCCCCCACAAAACCATGAAAGATACGATCCTGGTGCTGCCTGACGGCAGTGTCCACCGTGCCACGTTAATTGAACCCGGCTTGGAAGCGCCCATCTACCAATTGGGCAAGAAGGCGGGCACCAAAGAACGCAAACCCCGAACCACCAAAACCAAAACTGTGCCAGTGGCTGACAACCCAGCCAAAAGCGCAGTAAGCAACCCTTATTGATTATGGGAATTTTAATTAAAGAAAACAGCGCCCCACAGGTGGCAGCAGGAACATACCTTGCGATCTGCTACGCCATTGTTGACATCGGAACCCAGCCGGACACCGGCTTCGGGGAGAAGCAGAAGATCATTATAATGTTCGAGCTTCCGACCGAACGAGCCACATTCGACGGTGTTGAAAAGCCTTTAGCCATCAGCAGTTTTTACGGCAAGTCATTGAGCAAAAAAGCCAATCTCAGAAAGGATTTGGTGGCTTGGCGCGGCAGGGAATTTACGAAAGAAGAACTCGAAGGCTTTGAGCTTAAAAACATATTGGGCAAAGCCTGTCAAGTGTCTGTAGTTGTAACCGAACACGGCAAATCCAAGGTTGACGGCATCGTGGCTTTAATGAAAGGGACCCAAGTCCCTGGGATCACCAATCCACTTGTTGAATACTCCATCCATGATGGAAAGAACCAAATCTACAAGAATCTGCCCGAATGGCTACGCAAGCTTTGCGATGCTTGCATTGAGTGGGATACGACAAGGATTGAAGAAACCCCGCCAACAAGCCCCAGTGATTCAAGCCCGGAAGACCCAGATATTCCATTTTAAAACCCCCCATGGATAAGGATTTTGCATTTTGCAGAAAGTGCCAGAAGGAAAAACCAAAATGAAACCCCAAGACGAGATCCAGCGAGCCCATGACACCTTTGCGGCCATTGTGTTGGGAGACGTGCCTAATCCCTTCGGGCCGGAGCCCGAAACAGCCAAGCTGTGCATTGCCACATTGGATGCGCTTTGCTGGTGTCTGGGGCACGATGAAGGCGCCCACGGGATTGGAGGGCAGGGCTTGAAGACAAACTTGCGCGATGCAGAAGCGTGGCTGACTGATCAGGGCTACGTGCTAATGGGGCCGGAGAAGCCAGAAAAGAATTAGCCCCTCGGGGCAGTGGTGAACGCGGACCCAAACAATGCGTGGCACTGGAGAGACAGAAAAACAAATGAAGAACATTTACAACTTACCGTTACCACTCTTCACTGCTGTGGCCGCAGACCCTTACCACAACGGGGGCGCTGACATCAGTGTCACTTCACTCTTGAAGCCGATTCAAATGTGGATCTTGGAAAGCCGGCACAAGGAAGCAGTGGACAACGCAGAGGACTGCTCAGAACGGCTCTGGGCGACCTATGGACAATTGATGTCCACCCTCCTGGAGCGCGTGGTGAAGGCTTCCCCGGAGCTGGCTGCCCGTTACCAAGTGGAGATCCGAAGCAAAGCCATAGTGGAGGGCTGGCTGGTGTCTGGCGCTTTTGACCTGTACGACCGACAGGAGGAAACCCTGAGCGATTACAAATTCGTGGGCTCCTATGCGGCCAAGCGGGCCAAGGCTGGGGACAAAGAGGACTGGGAAATCCAGACCAACCTCCTACGCTGGCTGTTCTGGAAGGAAACCGGGACCCTGGCCAAGAAGCTGCAAATCGTGCTTCTCCTCCGGGACTACAGCGCCACCAAATCCCCCCGGGAAGGGCTCCGGCCTTGTGAGGTGGTGGACATACCGGTCTGGGAGCTGGAGAGGGCTCAGGACTGGATTGTGCAACGCCTTGCCCTGATTAAGGAATACATCCAAGCCCCGGACACCGGGCTCCTGGAGTGCTCTGACGAGGAGCGCTGGCTTCGGGGAGCCATATCCATCCGATGTGAACAATATTGCGGACCCGGCCGGGCTGGGGTCTGCCAACAATGGAATCAGAGCATATGAGCCTTGACCCCATCCAACTCGATTACCGGCGCATGGCCCCTCGGAAACGCCACCGCACCCCTTTCCGTATCTTCCTGCCTGTGTGCGTCACCATGATTGCGTGGGTCTTGTTTGCTGAGCTTTGGATTCTCTGGGCTGCTTGGGCTATTTTCTATTGTTTCAATCACCACCAATGAACGACTTCGACCGCATCAAAGCCCTGCTGGCAGTGCGCTGCCCCCACCTCACCCAAGCGGAGCTGGATGACCTGACATGCGATATTCTGATGGCCATTTCCATGGGGGCAGCCTGTGAATAACCTGTGAACAAAAGAGGGGTTGACACCGTGGGGTCTTTCCCCCATGTATTTGCGCATCTCGTAAATAGCGCAGACAATGAATCCGCAGAATACCCAAGTCTCTCTCGGTTGGCCTTTCCAGTGGTTCGCCCCACGAATTGCGCGGCCTACGAGAGCCGAGAGAGACTTGGGACTTCTGAGGCTTCATGGATGAGTGTTAAGTTAATGTCCACCGTCTGGGATTTGCAGACGGAAACCCACACCCAAAAACTGGTCCTTCTGGCCTTGGCGGATAATGCCAATGACGAAAGCGGCTGTTGGCCTGCCATCGGCACCATAGCCAAAAAGTGTAACCTATCGCCCCAGGGGGTCCGGGATCAGATCGATCGCCTTGAAGAACTTGGCCTGCTCACCCTTGAGCACCGATTCACCAAAGAAGGCAGACAAACCAGCAATTTTTACCGGTTGCACCTGCATGTGGGGAGGGTCAACGGCGTGGAGGGGGAGGGTCAACCGGGTGTAGGGGGGAGGGTCAACGCGGTTGACCCGAATCATCATAAGGAACCATCACTTAAGAAAGAGAGAAGGAAATCTCTCTCAAATGCTTCGCAAGCCGAAGGGGAAAAAAGGCAACGAGAATGCCATGAGGCTTACGTTAAGGCCACTGGGCATCAGGTCCGTTATGATCTTCATTTAAAGCTTTGGAGAGTTTTTGATCAGGCCGGATATTCCGCGCAAAATGTTCGTGACGTGGTTTCGGCCAAAAAGGCATGGAACAGTAAACGCCCAGATTGCCCCAAGAGCCTCGACATCTCCAAATTGATTGGTGACTTGTCCAAGTTCGATGAGGAGTTGGCCAAGTTTCATCGGCAAGTGTCTTATGTGAAGACCGTCCAGCAACGCATCACTCAGGAGCGAGTCAACCTTCCACCTGTTGCAGAATTCAAGGCTGGGATCAGTCAGATGCGAAAGGCTATCGAGTAACCATGGAATCCGCGAATTCTGACATAACCAACCTGTTCCAAGCCTATCGGGATGCGAACAATTTGCCCTTGTTGCCAATGAATTGCCTTTACGAGCGTCTCGTGTACGAAGCAATGCAGATGGGTCTCACCCCAGACATGATCTTTGCTGTTATAGCCTCCAGGAAGCGCGGCAAACGTGAAGGCCGATTCGTCAAGGGCACCCACATCCAACACATTTTTGGCGAAGATGCCGCCTACGTCATTGATGAGTTCCACCACCTCCAAGCACTAGGCCGGGTCAAGGTCATGGACCCAAACCGCTCCTCGGTGCTCCGCCAAACCGGGCGCAGTGACCAGATCCCCAGCTCCGAAGCCCGATCGGCCGCAGACCTGGAGCTGGTTAAGAAACTACGGGAGGCAGCACAGTGAAACGTAAACCCCAAAAGAAGAACGACCCCAAGGCCGCTAGGGCAGCGCTCAAGTCCCTACGGCGTGAAGCGAAGGATCAGATAGAGCTTGGGCGGCTACAGGAACGCACTGCCAACCAGGGTGAACGGTTGGCCAAAATTGCGGAGATCATTGAATGCTGTCGAAACCGGCGAAAGCCCTGCATTAGCTACACTGACGCAGACAACATTTACCACTTGGCCAAAGGCAATAAGCAGTGAAAGCCACCGTCGCCCATCTGAGCTGTTGCCCTTGTGGCTTCCCGGTCTGCAATGACACTGTGACCATTGGCACCGAATACGAAGCCATGGGGGAGCTGGAGGGCTTTTCTTACGTCTGTGGTGCTTGTGGCCAAAAGCAGATGCTCACCGGCCTGTTCGTTAAACGCATCGGCGACCCCCGCCGTCCCGGCTACCTGCCCAAAGCTCTCTTTGAAATTCATGACCCCGAAGTACGAGCCTTGAGCGCATGAGAAAAGACTGGCACCACTTGGACAGGTTTCGCGTATGAAGTCACTCCTATGCCTCATGGCGGCAGGGCTTTCCCTGGTATGGCCGCCCAACTCCGGTCCTGTGGCTGGCTACAAAGCCTATTACGGGTCCGTACCGCTTACCTATACCAACTTCATCGATGCTGGCATGGTGTTCTCCATCCCCCTCCCTGCTTCACCCAGGCCCTTCTACGCGGTGATCGCCCCCTACGACACCAACGGCATGGAAGCAGACTTCAGCGCTGAGATGGTCTACCCGCAGCCCGTAGTGGTGGGCTACAAGCTCCAATGCTCAACAACCGTGGTGGGTGGATGGACAAATATCGCAAGCCATTCCATCACCAATGGCGGGTCAGAAGGGTCCCTCTTCTTCCGCGTGATGCTGGATGTCCGATACCAATGACAGTCTGCTTTCGTTAAAACACTACTAAAATGATCGAACCAATACATATTTTGAGCCTCGGTGCTGGTGTCCAATCCTCCACGCTTGCCTTGATGGCATCTCATGGAGAGATAACTCCGATCCCGACATGCGGCGTTTTTGCCGACACGAAAGCCGAGCCTGAAAAGGTTTACGTTTGGTTGGATTGGCTGGAAAAACAACTGCCATACCCAGTGCATCGCGTTAGTAAGGGCGATTTGATGGCTGAATCGCTACGAAAAAGGGTAAACCAGACAACCGGCAAACCCTATTATTCAACCTATATTCCGGCATTTGTCAAAACTGACACGGGTCGTGGGATGCTGCACCGGAAATGCACCTATGACTTCAAGGTGCTTGAACTTGTAAAAGCTGCCCGGCGGATTGCTGGTGACCGCCTGAAGCAGTGGAGGAAACAGTATCCAAAGAAGGTCATTTTACAGCTTGCGGATAGTGGACAAAAGCCGCCGCCATTGGTGATTCAATGGATTGGAATATCAACCGACGAGGCCAGCCGCATGAAACCTAGTCGAGAACCATGGATTGCCCACAGATTCCCGCTTGTTGAGCACGGCATGTCGCGTCAATCGTGTCTTAAGTGGATGCGCCAGCATGGCTACCCTGAACCACCCAAGAGTGCCTGCGTCTTTTGTCCGTATCACAACGACTCCCTGTGGTCGGAAATGAAGCTCAAATCGCCAAATGACTTCAAGCGGGCTGTGGATTACGAATTGGCGTTCCAAAAGGTATGCAGCGACGGCGGATCACAGAAAGTGCCATATTTACACTCAAGTTTGGTCTCATTGTCCGAAGCTCAATTTGGCAGCAATGATCCAACACTAAATCTGTTCAACAATGAATGCGAAGGAATGTGCGGAGTATAAAAACACTATGGTTGGCACATATCGATCAACTTGACTTTGGGCCCATTACGTGGCAGGCGTAACGTTAACGGCAGGAGTCCGTGTCTTCCTTTTGGTCGGGGGATCAAAGAGAGCCCGGTAGCCTTGCAGCAGGACCATGCTGTTCGGCATACCGGGCTTTGTTTTGGACCGAAGATCAGTAGTTTAGCCACGGCTTACCAGCGGCCGGGGCGACCGGCGGAGCGGAAGCAGCATCCCTTGAGTACCAGAGCTTTAGGAAATTGTCATATTCGGCCTTCTGTTCCTCCCTGGCTTTATCGTACAACGCGGCATCTTTATCGCTCAAGCTGTTTAGGAAGGTGCGTTCAGCGGCTTTTGATCCCGTAAATGGGTGCCGAACATGGTTGCGCATGGCAGTGAGCACCTGCTTACCGGTGTGCTGGGCTTCCAGCTCATTGAGCATTTTCACCGCTCCCGCTTCATCGCCACGGCGCATGATGGCGCGAAGCTTGGCGTAGGAAGGGTCCTCAGTGGGCTCAAAGTTGAATGCCCGGCCTTTCCCTTGTTTTGTCAGGAAATCGCGAGCTTTGTCAGCAATTTGCTGCGTAGGGCTTTCAGCAGGCTCAGTCTTAAAGCCAAGGGATGCAGTAATCTGGCGCTGGGTCTGCCCTGGATATTGGGTGCCTTTGATGATGGGGGAGAGCGGAATGGGTGCGGGAGCCAGAGCTACTGCTGCTGCCTTCGCCCGGCCCCACGTGCTGTCGATCTGGGTCTTGTCGAAGTCTTTGCCCGTTAGCAGCACCTTGAGTGCGCGGCCTGGAGGGCTGAGCTTGTTCACCAGGATCTTCGCCGCAGCTTTCAGGGCTGTCCCCTCGCTTTTGGTGTAGCGCAACATGTCATGGGTCAATTCCGCCACCACTGAGAACGGGCTGATGAAAAACCCGTGTCCTCCTTTTCCTGACAGGTCGGGAATCCAGGCATCCAGCTTATGTTTGTCCTCCGGGTTCTGCCATGTGGGATGACCGCGAGTGACCAGGTTTAGGAGCTGGGTGCCCACGAAGTAGGCCAGAAGCCCTTGGGCCACTCCTTTGCCAATGCTGCCTGTCAGGATCGTTTTATGAATGATTGGATCGATCGTCAGGCCCTTGGCAGCTTGCGCCGCTCCCTGGATCTCGGTGCGGGCCATCGATTCGACCCATTGAGGCGCCAGGAAGGTCAACCGGGCCAAATCCTGGGCGGTGCCAGACTTGAACAATCCTTGCCGGCCAAGATTGCCGAAGTAGATGTTGAGATCCCGCGCCACCTTTTGGGCCACCTGCTCTGGGGTCAGGTTTGGCATGGCCTTGCTGATCCGCTCAAACTCTATCAAACCGCTCTGAAGCATGGCGCCCCGGGTCAGCTTCTCGAACACCCATTTGTTGAATGTCCCAATCACCGGCAATTCGCGCACAAATGACGTGTAGAGCGCCTCAGAGATGCGCCCTACGTTCAGGCCATTCCTGATCAGAAGATTGGCAACGGGCCGGTTCTGGCGCACCCACGCCGCCATTTCAGGGGTGATCAGCTTGGCTGCAACTGCCCGCCCCAAGTCCGCATCGGCGTACTCGAGCAAGGTTTGCCCACGCTTACCGGCATTCAGTTCGCCCGTGAGAAGCGCCTGCTTCTGCATGATCCTGGAGGCATGGAAGGTATCAAACATCAGAAGCCCATGCTTGATAGCGCCTTCGGTCTCCAGAAGCATCTTTCCCACCGGGCTGCCAGAGATGCGACTGGTCCCGGTCATGGCGTCAAACAGGTCCGAATACCCCTCATGGATGGCCACCCTGACCCCGGGAATGATCTCCCTGGGGGTATAGCCTATCGGCGCCACCTCGTAGCCCGGCTGGCCCGGCCCCCGCGCTTTGCGGACCATCGCCGTGGCCAGCGGTTTGCCGTCTGTCGGGTCAGCGACCGAAGCAAGGCTCTCGCCCCACTGCTTTCGATTGATGAGCTTCTGCCCATTTTTAACCCGATGCTCTGCCAGCTTTCCCACATCAAGGGACTCAGGGACATACCCGGCTTCGATGGCGTCAAAGATCGTCGGGAACGTGCGGCCCTTCTTGAATCCGGTGCTTGCGCCCCCGCCACCACCGCCACCAATGACAAATGGCCTGCCAGCACCCATCCACAAATCCTTGTCGTAAATGTGTGGCACATAAGCTTCATGGTATTCAGTGCTAATCCCGTTGGCGTTTTCGTCAGCCACCTGGGCATCCATGATGCCCTTCATCCGGGTGGCCAGGTCCTGCAATCCCTGCCAGTTGTTCCGGGCGTATTGCACAGCCTTATGGGCGTCCTTGTTGCCGCCAGCCACCGCTTGCCGCTCGAATTCAGCCAGCTTGGCAGGATCACCGTTGGCTTCGATCACAGCCAGGGCTGCCTCGCGCTCAATTGGCTTTGTGCCGATGCTGACCCTGTTTCGCATCTGCTCTCCCGCAATATTGGCCATGTTCTCTGCCGCATCGAACGTCTGGTCCATGACCTTGCGATTGCCGCCAGCCCGGAACAACGTGCCGAAAGCCTTGCGTTTGCGGTTCACGTCCTGAATGGCTTTGGTGACAGGGTTCTTGGCGGAGAGCTTTTCGGTTTCCAGTGTTCTGGGTGGCTTTACTCCCGCTGCCTTGGCTGCGTCGTATTCGGTCGCTGTCTTGGGGTAATCTCCGGCCACCACTTTCTCAGGCGGTAAAAGCATTCCATGGGAAAGCCCAGGTTTCCCTTCACTCCCGGAAGGCATCACCTTCCCGATCGAAAGAGCCCCATGGAACTTGGTGCCAGGCATGTCGTAGATTCCATTCATGTAGGCTTCATAACGGCTTCCGTCCGGACGCTCGATCAGAATGGGGTAATGGGGAGCGTTCGGCATCGGCTCCTTGAAATCCTCCAGCTTCATTGGCTCCACGGGTTTGGCTTCCACCTTGGCAGACAACCGCTCCGGCGCTGAAGCTTTAGCTGTGGCCAGATTGTTTTGAACCCGGTCCAGCATCCATTTTAGGGTCCGGCCAGTTTCTCCAGGTAAAACCTCGCGCACCTTGGCAATACCCCGGAGCCCCAGGTCAATGGCTTTCTGGGTCAGGAATTCCGGAAGGCGGCCGCGAGAGGCTGAAAGCTCCCGGGGATCGACCTTCATCGCCCATTGCAAGACCCGCCGCATGTACTCATGCCCCAGCCGGGCTGGTCCCAAGTCTTCCGCGCTCCGCCATTCCTTGCCAAAGTAGGAGCGTTTTAAAAGGGCCTGCTCCGGCTTGGAAAGGCCATCCCAAAGCTGTTCCATCAGTGAGTCGCCAAGAGTCTCCTGCACTTTTGCGTGCAGCCCCTCTTCGTTAAACAATGATTTAACAGCTTCGGCGCGTCGATCTTCCGGAATGCGCGACAACCAGTCACGAAATTCCGGCACATTGATCTTAAACTTTCCACCCTCCACGTAAGCAATGTCAGGAGTGGCTCCTTCCTTTGCTGTTTCCGCCACAGCTTCGTGATCAGACAGCAAGCCCAACTGTTTATTGAAGTCAGAAGCGGCTTTAACCAACTGGGACTCTGGATCAGTCAGTGTTGATTGACGACTCACTTCGGTTTCTATAGGTTCCCTTGGGGTTGATGGTTTTCCGCGTAACGCATGAGTCGCACCTGCTCCGATAAGCAATCCTCCGCCAACTGTTTCAGCGGCAATCTTGGCAGCTTCCACCGTATCACCACGCGCTATAGCTTCATCGTAGGCGCGTTTTATTTCTGGCAGATTAGCGGCGAATTCTCCAGCAAATGCTCCCAGTGTGGCCTTCCCTAATGCAGTGCCAGCAGCGGGCAGTGGAGCAATTGGGGTGGTCAGGGCCAGTTCCCGAATGCCCTTGGTAATGCCTTGCCCCACATCGCCAATCAATGGGGTTTCCAGAAAAGGATCAGTGACGGTGCGGATCTCGCTGGCAATTGGTGGAGGCACGCTTGTGAATTTCAGCATCGTTGAGGCAAGTGGAACCACCCCAGGTCCACCACCAGGAATTAATGTTGAATCAGGGCCAGCGGCTTCGCGCTCTATGTCAGTTGGGCCAAAAAGCTTGTGGCCAATATCTCCAGCTCGAAACCGTTGCCACCATGAAGGCGTGTTGTCTCCACGGATGGTTCCTTCAGGTGGTCGAAGAATACTGCGGGCGTACTGCTGGTCTTCATCGGTCCACAACGATGGCGGGGTTAATGGAGGCGCATCAGGTTCGTAGCTGCTCCACGGGCCATCAGCCACAGCCGTATCGTCACCGTAGTTTTCCCAGGGAGCCTCCGCCATAATTACTCCACAGGTTCCCAATTGCTGGGATCGTTGGCCGGCACTCCGGACAAATCCTTGAAGCGATGGCCGCTCTCCACAAACCCTTTCGCGGGTCGAGCTTTTTTCTTCGCGGTAGCGGGAGCGCCGGCAGTCATGTCATGAAGCCGGTTCAGGACTTCATTGTGGCGCAAGCGCAGAGCGCGAACAGCAGTCTGGTCCCGGGCTTCGGCCGCCTGATCGATCGCCTTGGAAAGCTGGGCCAATTCCGCCGTGGTGGCGTGAAGAACATCTGAGGGCTTCAAGGCTGCTTCTCCGGTGGCCTTGGGCTTGAACGAAAAGCGATTCGGGGACATCTGGATCAATGACTGTCCACCAACCTGGGTTTCAGTGGGACTGAATGGCGTCGGTGGCTTCTTGCTCAATGCTGCCGCCACGCTGGGATGATCCGCATATAGTTTGCTCGCCCATTTCGCCATCGCTTCAGCCACCGGCACGCCGGCCTTTCGGTCTGCATCGAACCCAAGCAGTCCCTCCAGGCGCAAGGCTTGGGTGATGGCCGGGCCTGCCACGTTGGGGGGAAGCTGGGAAAAGGCTGCTCGCGCAAAAGGCAACGCGCTCCATGGTTTTTGCTGTGGGGGACGCGCTATCCACCAATCAGGCGGAAGTGCTCCTCCTTCACTTGGTTGCACAATGTCACTTGGCGGCTGATAAGGCGCTGGCAGCGGCAGAGAGGTTGGCCCTTGCGAAATGTCAGTGTTCCCCTGATTGGGAATTGGAGGCGCTTGTTGGTCAATTCCAGTGTCCATAAATTCCTACAGTAAGTCCGCCTCATGGCGCAGTCTGTCCCAGAAGCTTTTTTGATGCGATTTTGTAGTCCTGATCTCCGCTTCCGTGCGAGACAGGCCACCGTCAAACTCGTGGATCGCCGCCCTTTCTTCCAGCTCGTAGCGCTGGTCCTCAGGTGTAATGGCAATCAGTTCCTTGAAGGTCATTCGTAAATCGATTGTTCGGCTAAAACCTGAGGGGAAGGCTGGTCAAAATAGCTAAGATCCAACGAGGATTGCCCATATCCAAAATCCGCAGGGTTAAGTCCTACATCAATCAGGTTCTGCTGCTCCTGTGCCATTGCTCTATCTTCGTCAGTAATCCCTCCACTATTCCAATTGTTGGCACCACTCATTCCTGCCCAAGGACTGACACTGTTTGTTGCTGTGGTGCCACTGCCCATGGGGGAAGATCCCGAATTCCCAATGGGCCCGTACTTTGACAGCAAGTCATTCAGGATATTGCCGGTGCCGGTGGCTCCTACTGACGGAGCTGTTGGTCCTGGCTGCTGATACGTTGGCAACGTGGGACGCCCGCCACCACCTTGAATTGGTCCCACATTGTAGTGGGGCGTGGTGCTCTCAAATCCGCCACCACCACCTTCGTACCCTCTGGCTGGCGGGCTGTAGGGGCGTTGTGGCTGGAAAAATGGAGGATGATAATTCAGCAGCGGATTGATCAACGAATCTTCAGCGTGCTGCATCCGGTCCAAAGAGGTTAATCCCAGCGTGCGAAGGCCCTGGTAATTGGCGAACTGGGAGCCAGAGGTTCCACTACTGACTGCATCCTGAGCAGCCTTCTGTTGCAACATCTGCTTAACGTCCTCGGGCAGCTCACCCTTAAGTGCGCCAGAGAGATTGTTCACCAATTGCTCGGGCAGGTTGGGCCCGGTGTAGGCGGGCACTGCTGGGGCTGCTACAGGGGCTGGATTGGCTGGATCATTATAAAGACTGAATTGCGGTAGCATAGATTACCTCATATTTAGAGCGACTGCGTGTTTGCTGAAATATTCCAACCAGAGCCGCCGTATACGTTCCGGACATCGCTTCCATTCGTGCAACAAATGGTCGTGCTTGCTGAGATTGCAACTAGGACACGAAACCGCAAAATTATCAGGCAGATCGTCTCCACCGCATGAAATTGGAACGATGTGATCCACGTGGGCCTTCAGAGCATCAATGCTTGCTTGGCAATACGAGCAGGTGACTGAATGCTGGTTGCGTATAGCGGTAAAAAACCACTGGACAGATTTTTTATCGGTAGCAACACCTTTCTCAAGCGCTCTCCTGCGGGCTTCGCCAGCCTGCCATTTCTCTGGGTTTCGCTTTCGCCATCTATTCCTGTAAAGTTTGTGCTTTTCAGGGTTTGCGCGAATGTAATCCGTGGAGTTTTTAATAGCCTGTTTTCGGTTTGCCAAATACCGCTTCCGGCAATTCGCGGTTAACTTGTTTCGATTTGAAGCCCAATAAGAGCGACTATAAGCGTTTCGTTTCTGTCGATTATTAATGTGGTAAAGCTTCTTTGAATTCAATTTTTGAAGCCTGTTCCGTTGATAGTTTTGACGATCCTTCAATCGCGAGAGTTCGACATCCACAAGCCTTCGTTGTCGCTCCATCTCGCGAAGCCTGACACCGTGCTTGGCGTAATAAGCCTTCATGTAAATCTGTTTGGCTGTCATAGTCATCGCATATTCAATGATACAGGATGCTTGCCAAACGGTTTAAATCCGAGGGCAGGAAGCTGTTTTCCCGTATATTTTACGATCTCTCCCTGGAGATAGCGAATGGCATCCTTGTGATGCTTGACGGCTTGCTGTTGGGCTGATGGTTCATCCATCCCCTCAAAGCGAAGAGACATCCATTCCGACTTGATGGCTGGGAGATTGCCAATCAGCAGGATGTCAGTGTCACAGGTCAGGGGCACGAATTCCAACTGAGCCATGGCCGTCATTTGGATGGGAGCCAATGGCGGAGGGCAGTCAGTGCATTGCCGGGGCAGCCTGTCCAGAAAGTAACGACGGAAAGCCGGAGCGTTTTCATTGGGAGCCAGTGTGACCAGCAAGGTTTGAACTGACGTTACAGGGTCCACGCCATAAATCAGGACCGGCCCCAGTGTGGTGTCCTTCTCAATGCCGGTGATCCCGCCTGCTGCCATCGTGTAAAGCGAATCAGCAAACGGAGTGTCGAGCGAGATGAAGAAGCCATTGACCTGAACGCCATCGTCGATCGTGTAGATCGGATTGCCGTTACTGTCTGACCCCTGGATGAAAACCCGCTTGTTTTTGTCAGCCGCATTGGTGGGGTAGACTCGCACAGTATTCCCCAGCGGAATATCGACCCATGTAACGACCGTGCCCCGATCGTAGGCGGCTGTGGCCTGACAGATGGAGGAGCGGCAACGCGGACGATGGCCATCCCCGAACAGCAGGTATTCAAAGTACTGATTCTGAACCTTGATCGGTTGGCCACAAATATCGATGTCGCTAAGGCGAGCCACTTCCCGGGGAGTGGTCACATACGGGTTGAGCGGATTGACCGAAAACACCACCTCACGATTGGTGCCGTACCAACCGGTGTCACCCATCTCCTGGGCCACCAGCAACCGCTGGATCACTTCGTTGAGCCCGGACAGGATGGATGGCAGGTCAGAAGCGCAGAGCCCCACTGCCTTGGGCAGCGAGGACATTTGAACATCGTGAACAGAAAGTTTCATAGCATTTATGGCCCAAGTTCAGAACCAGCCGGCAGAGTTAAGAGATAGCACTTTTGCACCCCGGAGTGAATACCAAACCCGGCCACCTGACGCTGGTCATTGCACAGCTCGGCTGTCCTGATCGAAGTCCAGGCTGGATCAGTAGCCCAGGCGTTGAGGATGTCGATAATTTTGTACGTCACGCCATTCCTGCAAATCCATGCGACAAGGTTGTTATCGTATCCCACCACGTCTCCAAAGCTGTTGCAATCTCCAGTGATCATGGAAACACCGGCAGTCAGCCGTGGAATCAACTTAAAGCCTTCCATGATATTCCAACGCCATGCTGCGTCGTTTCCAAAACCACCCCCATCATCACAGGTGCCACAGGCAATTTGGTTGTGATCACTTAAAGCCACTGGCGTGACTTGCCCTGCCCCAACCCCGCCAAGATCAAACGAAGCGGCCCGACCACCAGCCATATTGATAAATGCCCTGTTCCGAACGGGGGCCGCTTGCCTCCAAACCCCAAGCACGGCACCAGCTTGGTCAATTGCTACGGAGCCATTGCCATTGTTTCCAAAAGGCGGGAGGTCCGCAAAGAGTGGGGAAATCTGCACCAAAACCCCGCCAGTATATCGGCAGGCCCAGAAATTGACCCCATCGTCAGCACTAACGGCCATCTGGTGGAGTGTGTTGATGACTCTCCTTGGAGTGGTGATAATCGTAGTGGGAGCATTACCGAGCCCAAAGGCCCCCGGAATAGTAAAGGAGCCACCGGGCAAAAACCCAAGACTGGTCAATGTGGCAAGCGTTGGGTTGTAGAGCTTGCTGGTGATGCCAACATCCTGGTCCCTGTAGATCGAAAACCCGTCAGTAGACATGCCCAACATATCCACGGTCCCGCTCGTGCCGGGACCAAGATCCCGGTTCACTCCATCGTACCAAAAGCCATCCTGATTGAATGCGACAAAGAAGTTTCCAGCCACCCGTCCAAGATCGTTGGCAGCATTGGCCACCCCGAATCCTGCCCCTGCTGGCAGGATCGTGGCCGAGCCATTAAACAGCCCCGCCGCGCCGGACAAAACCTGGCCCACTAAATTCGGAGTGTTGGTGGCCAGATTGGTCAGGAAGACCAAATCCGGCACCAGCGTAATGCTGGGTGGCGTTATTGGGTTCACCGGTACGCAGACCTGGGCCAGTCTAGCCCGGAACAGGCAGATGCTTGCCGCCAGTTCGTCAGCTTCGGCCTGGGATAGTGCAATCACCGTGCCGGCCGCCAGCGTGTAAATGAATGGATCCTCACCGTTGGGGCACGGGATCTCACAGACCTGCTCAGTGTTGCCAAATTGACGAACCGGAACAGGGGGGCTTCCATCGACCCACGTATCCCAGACCTTGCTTTCCGCTCCCCGCGTGGCGCAATCCTGTGCGTCCACTTGGGACACCACTGACTCACAGGTGCCAAGCTGCGAGCCGCCAAAGCCGAAGAAGGATGGGGGTGAGTTCAGCGGGGGGCTGCCGGCGAAAAACGAAATGGCAAAGAATTCAGCAGGGTCCGGGGCTTCCGAACTGAAGTTCCGGAAGGGTGTCGGGGAACAATCACACAGCAATGCTCGATCACATGGGTTGTTCATACTTTCGCGCAGACTATACCTTCATATGGCTCCCTCACACGTTTTTCAGCGTAGATGAGAAAACCTCTCACCGTCGCTGTGCCTTTGATCGTGATTCGGCATTGAAACTGATACCCGATGTCTGATGGCCGGATATTGTTCGGATCACATTGAGATGGGGGCACTGGCAGTGCCATTGAAGAACGATTCTGAGGGCAGAAAGGCTGGATGGGGTAACCACAGGGCACGTCAGGATCTTCGCGACAATCCCGGGCCGCACAGACCTGCCACTTGTGCCACAGGATCCAGCAAGGGGACTGATCCACGCGGTACTCCACCGTGAAGTCCACAGTGCCAAAGATCTGATCGGCCCAAAGTTCGGCGCTGACTAGCTTCTTCAATTGGAACATATCACCCCAAGTGTAAGCGGGGGTCTCAAACCAATAGGTGATCCGATTGTCCCCATTGTCCCCGATCTCAGTGCTGGTTATTTCCCACACCTCGATCTGTCCGGAGACTTCCCCGAGCACAATGGCAAATGCCCGTTGCCGGCCGCCAAAATCCCCTTCCACCAATTGCAGGAACTGGAGTCCCTCCATCATGCCTTCCCAGGCTGGCGGAAGCTTCTCGTCCAGGCTGCTGATAATATCGAAGTCGAGTGGAATAATCCCCCGATGCGCCACCCCTACGGCAGTCTGGAATGGCAGGCAGGTTTGCAACAGGCGATTGTTGAATTCAATGCCAGACGAAAGGCGCAATAGGGACCGGTCATTAAGCTGAAGCACACGGTTCTCATTGCGGCTGATGCCCACGTTGCCCCATTGCGTGAAGTAACGCACAGCCAATGTCAGGGACCGTATTCCTGGTTCCAGTGTTTGGTAGAATAAGTCACCATTGACAGCAACTACGCTCCTGTCCCCAACCGCGCCGAACTTTATCTGGGCAACAGTTTGCAGGGGGAGCTTGTTGATCGTGGCAGCAGCCCATGTGGTTCGATCCACAGGAACGTTGAGGGCGTAAATGGAATTGCGGGTAAAAACGTAAAGCCTTCCTTGTCCCAAGGCAGTGTCCAGTTCAGCGGTATGCGCTATGGCGCGAATGATCCCGGCATTGGTAGGCACCACAAAGGCGCCACCACCGGCCAGGTAGGTGTTCTCGCTTTGGAAAAGAATCGAGTCCCGGAACCCGTAGGCTGCTGTCCCGCTGGGACCACGCACGATGTCCCCACCTATGTATTCCCGGGTGCCAGTGCAAACCCAGAAACGGCCCATGAAATAATCCATGGCGGTTCCACGGGGCAGCGTTGGAACCCCGAGCGTGTTGATCATCGCTGAGATTTTCTGAAGCTTGCTGCCATCCCAGACATTGGGCTCAGCGAAATTATCCTGAATCACCAGGAACTGTTCGCCCTGCTTCATCCACCATTGTGGCTGGCTCAAGCTTCGCAACGTGGCCGCCGTGGTGACATCCTTGACTGAATTGTCCAGGTCCACTCTGACCTGATACGTGCGGCCCCCGACTCCCATCATGATATAGGGGTCACCACCATCCGGCTCATACATGTACGCGCCTTGAAACAGGCCGGACCAATTGACACCTTGAACCAGAGGCTGAAAGCCATTCCGTGGGGAGATCTGCCCTCCCCGCACTGTGCCGTTGCCTAAAAAGGCCAAAGCATTGCGCTTAAGACCATGGGGGAAGTTGTCTGAGGCAATGGTGGGCGTTTGGCCGCTGTTGACCCCGGCAGACCATTCAGTCTGACCGTCCACTTCCCATATGGGGCCTGAATTGCTATTGGCCATGCTGTCCCGCACAATGCATCCATGCCGGAAGAACAGCAAGACCCCAATCAGAAGGTGAATCGGTACGGTGTCTGGCTCTCTCCTCTGGTAGCACCCATCCATGTTCACATGGACATTATTCGCAAAGGGGGCCAGTGGAAAAAGGCCAACGGGCAGATGGCTGGGGAGGGGCTTTACTTCCATTATTCCGAGCTGGCCAAGCTGCTTTGGCCGGAAGAGGACGACCATCGCTGGTGGCAATTATGCCTGAAGACAATCCTCGAAAGCCCGATCACTCCGATCCTTGGCCCGAAGGATAGCGGGAAGACTCACTGCATGGCCAAGTTTGGCCTGATGGATTACTGGTGCTTTCCGCACACCACATTGATCCTGATTTCCTCCACGGACATGCGCGGGCTGGAGTACAGGATCTGGGGTGATCTCAAGGGACTTTACCAGCGAGCCAAGGCTAGATGGGATTTCCTGGGAGGTCACCTGATCGATTCCAAGCACGCCATTTGCACTGACAACTTGCAAGAGGAGGATGTCCGGGACATGCGCAAGGGCATTGTTTGCATTCCCTGCATCAGCTCCAATGGCCAATTTGTGGGGCTGGGGAAGTACGTGGGACTGAAGCAAAAACGCCGGAGGCTGCTCAGTGATGAGTGCCAATTCATGCGCCCGGCCTTTTTGGACAGCTTGGCGAATCTGAACAGTGGAGACTTCAAGGGTGTCTTTGTGGGAAACCCATTAGGGGAAGGTGATCCCCTGGACAAGATCTCTGAGCCCAAGGACGGGTGGAATTCAATCAACGAGCCAGAGAAGACCACCACGTGGGAAAACAAATTCGGGGGCACTTCCATTAATCTGGTGGGCACAGACAGCCCGAACTTCGATTTCCCCCAGGACGTAAAGCCAAAGTACCCGTACATGATCCACCAAAAGGAGATCCAAAAGGTGGAGAACTTTTACGGCAGGAATTCGCTGCAATACTACTCCCAGGTTCTTGGGATCAGGAAAACAGGGCTCTACGCCAGGAGGGTCATCACCCTCACACTATGCAAGCAATTTGACGCCATGGAAAAAGCTGTCTGGTTCGATACCAGGCAGACCAAAGTTTACGCCGTGGATGCCGCCTACGGTAGCATTGGTGGGGATCGGTGCGTGGGTGGAGTAGTGGAATTTGGCCGGGGCGTGGATGGAAAGGAAACAATCCTGAACGTCAACCAGCCAGTGATCATCCCGATCTCCCCACGCAGCGACAAAGTTCCGGAGGATCAAATCGCCCAGTTCGTCAAGGAGGACTGTGAACGCCAGGGCATTCCTCCGGAAAATGTGTTTTACGACTCCACCGGCCGGGGATCTTTGGGCACTGCATTCGCCAGGCTGTGGAGCCCAATGGTCAACCCTGTGGAGTTTGGGGGATCACCTACGGGTCGGCCTGTGGCTGATCTCATGATTCGGGACAAGGACTCGGGCCAGATGCGTCCCAAAAGAGCTGATGAACATTTCAGCAAGTTCGTCACGGAAATCTGGTTCTCTGTGCGCTACATCATTGAGTCATGGCAAATGCGAAACATGCCCATGGAAGTGATTGATGACGCCTGCTCCCGGGAGTGGTACATGGTTCGTGGGGACAAAATTGAAATCGAGCCAAAGGAGGAAACCAGGAAGCGCACCAACCGCAGCCCTGACTTGATGGATTGGCTGGCCACTGCCTGTGAAGGCGCCAGACGCCTGGGGTTCTCGATCTCCAAACTTTCCACGCAATCACCCAAACGTGATGACCGCTGGAAAGACGACCTGAAACGCCGGGCCGCAAAGATCCGGGAGAATTGGGTGCTGACTTAAGGAGTCAACTGCTTCAGGGCGGCGATGACAGCAAAGGTGGCTTCGGCGCCGGAGGCGAACAACGTGGCCGAGAAGGTGACGGTGGTCCCTCCCTTGAGTGCCAGAACTATAAACCCGGCAGCATCATGCGGCTGATCGACATGCAGAGACGGCACCAGGGAGAACTTCTTGCGGCCGATGTAGCCCTCCGCCCGGAACAGCAGCGAGACCACGCTGTCCCCGCTCACCATCGATGGGTAAGGGGTCCTGGACTCCAGGACCGCTGACAGCTCGTAAAGGCCATCCTCCGGGACAGTGTAGATCACCGTCTCTGGAATGGAGACGGTGCTGACCGTGTATATCTGAGCGACGACTTGCACTTAGGGAGTTGGGGGAGGTGGCACAGGGATAGCCGCTGTGAGCTTGCTGTTGAGCGTGGCAATGTTGTCAGCCGCAGCCTGCACCTCAGCTTCGGGTACGCCCGTGGAGCCACCAATACCAGCCGCAATGGCCTTGTCCACGGTGGCGCTAAGGTCTGTGATGGCCGCATTCAGATTCGAGAGAGCTTGTGACATATTCTTTAGTTCCTTCGTGTGTTCACGTATCGCACTGACGAGGTTCTTGCAGTATTCCCACATTGCCAAGCTTAAACAATTTTATTTGGTATATGTCAAAGAATTAATTAAGATAGCCATGAGATGCCTAAAAAAGTCACTCCAGCACATACTAGGTTTTGGGATAAGGTCAAAAAGACCGATTCCTGCTGGTTGTGGATCGGAGCCAAAACGAAGTCTGGTTACGGAATGATTATAATGGGGAGAGGAAAGTCTGTATCAGCCCATCGTATCAGCTATGAAATGCATTATGGCGTGATCCCATCTGGGCTTTACGTGTGCCACCATTGCGACAATCCTTCCTGTGTTAACCCCAACCATTTGTTCGCTGGAACAAATTCCGACAATATTTTAGATGCTGTGAAAAAGGGACGCCACGGAAGCGCAACGCATCCGGAGCAAATCCAAAGAGGGGGCGAGCATAGTTCAAGGCGACGGCCAGAATGCAGACCACGCGGAGAATCTCATGCATTGGCAAAGTTGACCGAAAAGGAGGTGATCTCAATTCGATCACTCAGGGGGAAAGTGCCAAGAAAAGAAATTGCTACCGCATTTTCAGTTTCAGAAGCCAATATTAAGGCCATCTTGGCGAGACACACTTGGAGGCATATTTAAGTTAAATTTCTTCCAGCGTAATTGTCCATGCATCGTCTGACAGTGCAGGATTTGAAACATAATCCTGTGGCATCCAAAAATATCCTCCGACCCCCCAAGAATCCGACCATGAGTTACGGACTATCATCATCTTGAGCGTATCGTCATAACCCACAGCCATCACAGCATGACCACCAAGCAGTGCTTCACTTGGATCTGGCATTGGCATCATCCCGGTGCGAGCGACCTCGGGGCTTTCAAAGCTTTCGTACACTGAAAATCCAAACACAAATGGATAGCCTTGAGCCAAGCATGACTTCATGCTGTGCAATCCATTGATGCGATGATACTTGAGCGATTGGTGCTTTAGGGCTTCGTCGTAACAGGATTGTGGAGCACGATCAGCGAACCGCGCAATATCGTACGGCCAACATTGCTCTGAACAAATGCCTTCCTTGCGTATGGCTTTGATCACATCCCGGATCATAGCCCCGGAATCGGTATCCGTACTGCCTTCAGCTTCCCGCCCCCCGTAATAAGCGAACAGGCGCGAACCTTCAAAGTCAGTGCCAGTCTGTTTCTTGTGCTGGAAGCGGAAGAGAGCTTCGGAAGCATTGCCAGTGCAGGAACCTAATTGCCATTGGTCATAGACCGGTGGACATAAAGCACGGAGATCCACCTTGGGCGGAAGCTGTGCGGCATCTAATGTAGGCCGAAATATGAGATCCCGGACATCACCCAAATCAGGGCGCCAGCCGTAACGTTGAATGCTTCTCATGGCTTTACCGCTCCTTGCACGGCGCCATTGGCAGCCGAAAACACAGCCTGACTGACCAGATTATTCCAGGCGTTTATGATCGACACCTGGCCCGCAGCCGCCTTGTCGATCACCAGTGGATCGTTGGCGCTTTGCCACTTGGTGAAGCTCACCTTGACGATGCCGTTGGTTTCCACCGTGGCCACAAATGCGTCAATGGTGACGTTCTTTGGGGTGAAGATGTTGTACGACCCTTGAGGTGTGACGATGTTGATCTTGTTGGCTGGAACCCCGTTGTTCAGGGCGCATCCCCAGAGCAGCAGTGGGAATAAAAAGAGCAGGCGCTTCATGGTTTTGGCTCCTCTGGTGGCTTGGTCATAAACTTGGTATCTCCCCGATCGTTTACCGGCATGTATTTGTCGATCAGCTTTTTCAGGACCACAAGATGCGCAATCCAGGCAATGGACGCAATAATAACCCCACCCAGCATGTCCCGCACGATGCCGGCCACTGTTGAGTAATTCTGCGGCAGGCTCCCAGGGTTGGGCACAGAAATGATCGGGTATGCCACGATGGCCACGCTATAGGTCACCATCGGGATGATCCGGTTCGGAATGGACGGGATCAGTTTAATCGCGTAGCCGAGAGCGATGATGGCCACACACAGGAAGATCGGCGGGGACGAGTGAAAGATCTGGGTCAACTCCTTGGAGAAGTAATCCATGTCCGGCATATCATTCCCTTTTCGATTTTCGGCTTTCCTCCACAAACACAGTCAGCCTGATGCTGATTGTCTTCAATTCTTCGATGGATTGGGCCAGTTTAACATTATTGTTCTTCAGTTCATTGACGACCTGATCTGTCTGCGCCTGTCGGAATTCAAGCACCGAAAGCCGGGTGTGAAAGGCGGCATAACCACCAACAATTCCGAACAGCAACATAACGGCCGTCAGGATGTGCCCCGCGTTTATTTCTGGTGAAAACCGCAACCCTTTTTTGGGTGGTGTTCCGTTTGCCATAGTTCATGATACCGGCGCTTTGATGGTGGCTTCCGATCGGCCTTCGATTTTACCTTCCGCGAATTTGGCGGCATTCGAGACTGCCAGCAACTGATCCATGCGGGAATTAATATGGACCTTCAGGTCATTGGTCTTTTTGTGGACCGCGCAATACCCTACAGCAGCAGTCAGCACTCCTGGCACAGTGGCGATGATGGCCACCAGAACAATGTCGCTCATAGCTCGTTTAAGGTGCAATGGTCCATCTGGGCTTGAAGTAATTGGTATACAATGAGCCAATCGTTACATCATTCAGGGCATTGGTGTAAATGACGATCTCCTGGACTGTTCCATTGTAGTTGGCTACCCCGCTCCCACCCGAGGAGGCGCAGACCTGATCGAACACAGTGGTTGCGGCCGAAGCAGTGTTCGGCCCCTTGTTTATGATGCCGTCGAAAAACTCCACGTTGCCACTTGTTCGACGGCACGTCGAAAGCCGGTTCGTGGTTTGGCTGGAGGTGTAGGCCGAACTGACCACTTCGGAGGCACCGTCAAAGAAGCTCCATGTATTGGCATTGAGACGATTGGCCCGAAGCTGTCGGTTTGCCGTGCTGGATCCCAAAATGCAATTGTCCACAGTGGCATTCTGCTTCAGCACCACGAAGATCGTGAAGTTGGTGGAGAGCGTAATGGGCGTGGTGGTATTGGAGAGCCAGTTGCCCTGGAAGAAAATGCAGGGCATGGCCTGAAACAGGTTGTTCTGCAAATTGTTCGTCAGATTGTAGAGGGGCCGATCGGCCGCTGTCCGCTGCATCAGCGTGTAAATGTGGCCCGGCGCTGAATCGATCCATTGCGTATTATTCGTGGTGTTTCCCACTGGGGTCAGGTTCGTGGTAGTGGTGGGAAAGGAATCAGCCTTGAACCATGCGAGCATCCCCGTGAGGGGCAATTGCGCCGCCTGGGATTGCGCCAGGAGCGGGAGATTCAGGAAGCTCAAGTCCTGAGCGTGGGCGCCCAGGCAGAACAGAAGGATGAGGAGCAGGGATCTTGTCATGGCTGAACGGAATAGACCGCTGTAATATTGGTTGGGTCTGTGCCGAAAGCCGTGAGCGAAAGTACTGCCACTTTGTTGGAAGCGATGCTCGTGGGAGCGCCCCCACCCAAAAAGATCCAGCCAGCCGGAAAGCTTAAATTACTGTTGGTGATATTGCCGGTAAGCCTTATGGCTACTGATTTGCCAGCGGACTGAAGCCGATTCGTAAACACCGTGTCGTTGGTGATCACGGTAGTAAAGTACGGCATGGTGGATGCGCCAAAATTAACCGTGTTCGTGTTTGCGGCGTACGTGATTGCAGCCACTGAGGCGCTGGCCAAGTTGGTATTGCTGTCAGTGTAGGTGGCCAGGTTGGAAGAGAGCACCGAAGAGTAAATAGTGCCAGCGGGATGGACAGCGAACACGGTTCCACCTGCGGAATTGTTGCCGTTAAATAGGTCTCCCGCTTGCGCTGCTGCGCCGGTAACGAGCAAGCCAACTTGGGTCGGATCACTCAAGGACAGCACTGCCCCACCATTGGTCATCAGCTTGGACTGGCTACCATTCCAATCGAATGCCTTATCCGTGCCGAACCAGCCATAAAGCTTCCAGAGCTGCCTCCCTCCACCGTTCAACTCCAGGAACCCTTGGGAATTGGCAATAACGAAATTGGTCTCCGCGCCTGCTACGGAATTACTGTAGATGAAGCTCCCAATGACGGGCTGGCCTGGGACGTTAGTGGTCCACTGGTTGCGATAAAGCGGAGCTGGGGCTGCCGCGCCCAACACCAGCCACATCACGAACATTGCAAGAAAAGCGCCACATATAGCAGGAAGGAATTTCTTCATTCAAAGTTGTGAGTAGCTAAATTGTACTTTATCACCAATCCATTGTTACCAGGGCTTCCATTTGTGCCAGGATTTCCAGCGCCGTTGCCTGAACCTCCATTTCCACCTGCACCTCCAGCAGCACCAATGGTGCCCGAGTTGGCAAGTGATCCGTATACCAGATAAGTCAATCCGCCACCACCTCCGCCACCACCTCCGCCACCAGCAGCGCCGGCATTGGAAGCGCTTCCTCCGTCACCACCTCTTCCTCCGGTGGTTGAAATGGTTCCAACATTTGTGATACCGAAGGCGTAAATCGCAAGCGCTCCTGCTCCTCCACCAGCCCCACCACCACCAGCCCCTGGAGCGGCTCCAGTCCCAGCGCCGCCACCTCCGGGACCGCCGGAATTTTGAGCGCCAAGGACAATTTGTGGCTGTAAGACTCCACCACCCGAAAGTTGCACCATAAGTCTTGGGGTTAAAAACCTTATTGGCCGCTTATTTAAAGAAGCAGGAACCGCAGAAGCTGTTCCTCCCGCTCCACCTGCTGCCGATCCACCGAATCCACCTATTCCTCCAATGCCCCCAGCAGCACCATCTTGTGCTGCTGAAGGAGCGCCACCCGTGCTCCCTGCACCATTATTGCCAGTCCCACCTGTTCTTCCAGCAGGGCCACCTCCTAATTCCTTGGGAGCAATGGCCGCACCAGCAGCACCCCCGGTAGTGGCCGAAGCACCAGCTACACCTGGGGATCCATTGTTCTGGATCGTTCCATTATTGGTTAATATTCCACTGCACCACACCACGAATCCGGTGGTAACCAAAGTGGCACCATTGGAGATAACAGCAGTGGAAAGGAATAGATTGTTAGTCATTACGTAGGTGCTGGCGGTTGGGGCCATGCCGAGCACAGTGGACGTGCCGTCAAATATTGCCTGACCATCGGAACCGTCCCCAAACCAACCGCGCTCCAGTGAATTAGTAACGACTGTGTTGGTGGCTCCATTAACATCAGCAATTCTGGCCACTGTGCTGGTGCTACCACTAAAGAAATTCCAGATCACGTCGTTGGCGTTTGTGACCTGAAGATTGCTGGCCCCCTGCACGGGCCCCACGCCAGCGTTAGTGGTCCAAGCATTGCGATAGACCGGAGCGGGAGGAGCAGCCGCCATAAACAGAAATGCCAGCAGAGCGCCAATGAACAGGCTGGCAACGAGGAAAAGGATGTTGTTTTTTGTTCTCATAATGCGGAGAATCGCAGCGGGAACGGATTGCAGTCCGAATCCCGCCACTGACAAAACATTGAGAAAGCAATGCAATGCCTAAAAAGCACGGTTACACAAAGCGGGGGTTTGTGCCACGAATTTATACGGTCTGGCTCAACATGATTCGCCGATGCACTCGCCCAAACCATAAAGCGTTTAAAGATTACGGAGGCAGGGGGATTACGGTTTGTGATCGATGGATGGAATTTAAAAATTTTGTCGAAGATGTTGGGGAGCCATTGCCTGGAATGAGCATTGAGCGGAAGGATAATTCCTTGGGCTATTGTCCTGAAAATGTGCGATGGGCGACACGCAAGGACCAATCCAGAAACAGACGATCCAACCGAGTTTTTACCATAAACGGAATGACCGCATGCATTACTGATTTGTGTATTCATTTAAAAATCCCCTACAGCCGAGTACGAACACGCTTGGACCGTGGCTGGCCACCTGAATCAGCTTTTCTTGAGCCGTGGTGCCAAGGTTCCAAAAAGTTTAAACAATAAATTGAATCCATGCTGATCCATTCCAGTACCAGAATCCTCCGGTGTCGCTGCGATAATAAATTCCGCACGAACCAGTTGGTCCAGTAGTAGGATCTACCGTACCGCAAAGCACACTCCCACTCCCACCACCACCACCACTGGAGCCACTGGCGATTTGGCAAAGTAAGTAAATAATTATGGAGTCCGCTGCTCCAGCAGCTATGCAAGGCAGGAAGCAAGCGGCTTGGGTTACTAAGTTTTGTGCAGAGCAGTCAGTCATAACGGTCCCATTTACAATATTACAGAGCAAAGCAATTTGAATCGCTTTGGCCATTCCTGGAGGCACACAGCCAAAAATACATTTCGCATTATTCAGCAAGCTGGTTGAATCACAGGCAACACTCATAGCCATTACATCTGTTCGGGTGTTTTTGCGTAGGAGTCAAGACCACCCTTGGCGGTGTCCATCGCGGACTCGTCAGCGTCGGGTTCCTTGGATTTGCCGGTTGCGTACGACACCTCGATTTCATCATCGTGGATGGCATCGATCTTGAGGACCACTTCCTCTCCCACCTTGAAGTCCTTGCCCGCCAGGATCGACTTGGGCAGTAGGGCTGAGGTTTCGTGTTCCTGATCCTCACTGGGGTCGGCGTCCCCGGTGTCCTGCGCCATTGATGGCGAGGCGGAATCTGAATAACTCGGTGCATCCATACTTTAACCTTTAAAAACTGAATCGAGAGGTTCATACTGGAGGCGCAGCGGATCTAGGGATCGACACCCAGACCCGCCACGGAAACACAACAATGAGTCAGCAATGTTATGCCACGAAAAAGACAATCCATCATCGGACAACGATTCGGCAAGCTTCTTGTGATCCAAGAAGGACCACGAAGCAAATCGAACCGAAACGCGTGCAGTATTTGCCTGTGTGAATGCGGCCGACAGCTCACCGCTTCCAATTACAACTTGCTGAAAGGAATCGGTAGATCGTGCATTAAATGCAGACCAAAAAAGCATGGAATGGCACGATCCGGCACGTACACAACTTGGGCAAAAATGCGCGACAGATGTGTCAACACGAAATCGGACTGCTTTAAAAATTACGGAGCCAGAGGGATCACTGTCTGTAAAAGATGGATGACCTTTGTTGGCTTTTTTGACGATATGGGAGAACGCCCTGTTGGGAAATCCATTGAACGCATCGATAACGATAAGGGCTACTACAAGGAAAACTGCCGCTGGGCCACAAAAGCGGAGCAAAACCGAAATCGCTCCGACACCCGCATCCTGACGGTGGACGGAATTACCGCCTGCCTTTCGGAGTTGTGTCGTCATTTCAGTGTTCCTTATGCCAGAACCCGCTATCGACTCAACAAGGGTTGGCCAATGAACGAGGTATTTCATTGAGGAGGTTGACATAATCAACCCCCTCAATTACTGTACTAAGGTTATACGTTCTCAAGCCAAGGAAGCACAACATTTTGACAGTTTGTCGCTTGAAGTTGCACTTGGCTGCCTTGCACTGTCCAGCTTCCCGCGCCTGCTCCGAGCTGAACGGCGGCGTTAAGCTGGGCCACAAGCACCGGGAGCGAGGAGCTGCCCGTGATGGCTGCGTGCGAAATGGGATCACCATCGCACGTGATTGTGTTCGCAAGGATCTCGTAGGTGCCAGAGGTTCCATCAGCATGGGTGGCTAGAATCGGCGTGAACAGCATGTTGACAGGTGTGTCACCGCAGTTCTCGTTCGCGCTGTTGTAGCTCTGCGTCGGGTATCCAGGATCACTGGAGCAGGTATCGATTTCCACAACACACTGGGGCTCGGACTTATGGAAGATGGCTTCCACAAATTCCGTGTACATGGGCCGGATGGCCAGTTTGAAGTCAGCCACGAACATGCCTTTGTTGCGAAGGAAGTTCTCAATGGCCCGGCCATTGGCGTCTTCGCCCAGGTTGTCCATGACGAACTGCCAGCGGCCACCGAAGTTTCGGGAGCTAAATGGCATCTCCTTGTTGACCGGAGTGGCATCAGCCACCAGGGCTTCCATGCCCTTTTTGTGCCAGATGTAGGAAATGCGATAGAGCGCATTGTCGAAGGCTGGATTGCTGGCGCGACCCAGGCCGGGAGCGCCTCCCGCACCGGAGGTTATCTGGTTGACGTATGGCAGCACCACCTGGTAACGGAAACGGTTGGGGGCAGCAGCCGCGCCCAAGTCGCGCACGAAATTGAAGCGAAGGCCGTTGGGATCGGTGCGCACCATGAAGTTTCCAATGGAGCCCGAAAACCCATAGCGCCAATACTCATTGGCCGCGCCCCATTCAGTGAAGCGCCAATTGCCCGAAACAGACGGCACACCGCCAATGCCTTGCTGTCCCCCGAGGTGATCGAGTTCCCAGCAAGTATCGATGTCGGTGACCAACTCGATCCATGGTGCTGTTTCCTTGAATGGATTCTTGCCGGCGTAACCAATGCGCATGAGCGGCTGGAACCGGCGCTGGAGCATTTGGGGGGTGAGCTTTTTGGGAGAGCCCGCGCCGGTATTGGGGGCCGAACAATCGA